CCAGCTGAGCTAATGGCACAACAGGGCTAGTTGGACTCGAACCAACAGTGCAGGAATCAAAATCCTGTGCCTTACCATTTGGCGATAACCCCAGCGTGATCTTATCCTCACAAACCACTGGCTGTCAAGACAAGATTTATTGCAAAGAACACAGAAAGCACTACAGAACTGATAAGTCTTTCTCTGGATCTTTTTTCGTTAAGCCACCCTATAATGGTGATCAGCATAAAGATGTTGAAAAGAGATGCCAGAATGCGGAGAATAAGAACAAACATTAAATATCCCCTTCCTTTCTGTGGAGTGAATTTTCAGCTTTGAAGCCGTCAGGATAGCGTTCCCAAAGCTTCTTGTTATTTTTAATCGCAATATCCTCAAGAGAGGTATCAAGTGCCTCAGCAGTAAGTGCCAGATAATACAGCACATCGCCACACTCCTTGATAAGATGCTCTCTATCAAATGGATGCCCCTGAAAAATCTGCTTTTTAAGAAGATCAACAAGCTCACCTGCTTCACCTGCAGTACCAAGGATACCATTCATAAGCATGTTTTCCTTTGTTGCTTTTGTTACGTCTGATGCGGTTCTCATTACACCGCGCTGATATTCATTAAATGTCATTTTGTTTCCTTTCCAGTGATAAGATCACTATACGGCAATGTTTCAATCCAGTCGCAAAAATCTCGCCATTCGTCCAGTTTATGGTTTTGACGGGACTTATGAATATTTGCCAAAACCTCATAATTCAGCATAACATTCCTAGTCTGATTATAGCTACTCGGCAATAGCTGAATCATCTGCCACCAGATATCCTTTTTGCTCGGGCATCCATTGATTTCAAAGTCATCTGGATTATAGTTGGCATACATTTTTCTATAATCATTCAATGCTTTTATTGTTTCTTCCAAAATTCTGCGTGTTCGAACATCAAGGTGATCGTGACTAAAATCGTCCCATGTAAATTCTTTCTCAGCAATCCTATGCATAGTACTACATGAATTTGCAACTGTACCGACCTTGTAAGTATCAAATTCTTTCCACCAATAAAGTGGTGCTGTAATACGGACATAAACCGGCATCATCCGCATATATTTACGATGATCTGTTCCGGATTTAGCCAATTTGAGCATGAGTGTGCGATCATTATAGCCAAGTTTATATTCCCCATTTCGTGGGCAAAGATCGTCTCCAGTGCATTCGGCATTACACAATTCTTCACAATAATAAACACATTGATAACCACTATCACTTTTATTCCAACTATTCATTGGATTCCGTATCCCTTCGATTACAAATTGCATCTGGTCAGGACTCGGTAACACAGCATGTTCTAATTTAATCATAAAAACTCCTCTGCGTTGAATGCTTCTTTTTCACATTCGATAAAATATTCCAAAATTTTATCGAAAAATACATATTCGAAATATTCCGGAAGTTGACGAGTGTCAAGGTTTTCCGGTAAACAAAGCTCAAAAGCATAGTTAAAGCGGTGCAGAGTACCATCATATAATTTTTTATTAAAAGTAACAGTTATGTGGTTAAAACACGGTGGCAAAGCTTTAGCATCAATTCCAAAAGACTTGCTAAGCTTGATTAGCACAGAAATGCATTTGTCTATATTACTCATAGATGTTCCTTTCTTATCGAGTTGCTGACAAAATAATCTTGTTATTACACTGCGGGCAGATGATGTAATACTCTTTCGCTTGAATAGGTTTTGGCAGTGAATAGTCTAGCTCAGCAGCTAATGATTCACAAGACGGTAATGTGTTTTTTTGGACATCAGTTGCCTCATCATAACTTAAAAGTGCACCGCAATGCGAGCAACCAATTTGCTGTAATGTACCAGGTTTCAGAATTTTTATCATTCCACATATCCTCCTAAATTTCGGTTAATCACCTTGTCAACCTCGACAGACTTGACGATAAAGTGTTCACTGATTTCTTTTTCAATTTCAGAATCACTTATTCCATCGTAGTATCTAGCATGGTCGCGATATTCATTTATGGTTTTTTTATATTTAACTTTTGTTTGCTCAATAGCGGCTTTTACTTTATCTTTGGACTGAAAGACACCAATCAATTTGAGCAAAGAACCATAGGAATCAAAATAGGAATCAAAAGTTAAAACGAAAACTTTCATAAGACCCCCTAGCTTCGCTTTGAGGCAAAATCTTTAAGTGTTCCAAGAAGTGCCTCTTTTGACCCAAATTCTGGAAGCTCCAAGATTAAAGCAGCTCTACAAAAGCTGATTGTAGCATCAAGCCCCAAAACAAGCTCTAATTGCTCTAGCTGTTCTTTACCTATAGTATTTGCCATTGAATGAGCTGAAATTGATTGTGGGGCATTCTGTGGCTTTACAGCGGTATTTTGAGAACTTGACTTAGCAGCCATTATATTATTCTGCTGCTTAGCCTTAACCATAAAGTCCAAAATGTACTGACAAAGCTCTTGACGCTCTTTACATGCTTTTATTTTATTTGCATCTGGATTAGGCGCAGCTGAGAAATCGTTGATCTGCTTTTGATATCCAGAAATGACACCTTGTAACCATGTTGTTGCATTCTCAAATTTTGTTGCCATTACTCCTCCTATTCATCCAAAGGGGATATTGCTTTAACAAACTCGCGAGGAAAGAAAGCTTTTGAGCTAGAAGTGCAAGATGCGTAAAACAATTCTTCGTTGGTTAGATAGCCATAGTATCCGTCTTGTGGATTACAATAAGCTTCTATTGTTTCGCTTGTGCCGTCAATAAATTTAACTAAAACTAATTTTCTTTCCATTGCTTATTCCTCCGGCATGTAGTAGATATCTGGTGAGAAGCTAGAAGCGGAAATATTTAATTCCTCAAATACCTCGGCTGCTCTGGCTGGAGTCTTATACTCTGCAAGTACCATGTCTTGGTTTGCAGTCCTTGCAAAGATAGTTTCATCACGTCTCAGCAAAGCAACGTTACAAAACTCAACAGATTTGGTTTTACACTGTGAAATGATTCTCATTAGATAACCTCCTGTTCTTGTGTTCTATCTGGCATGTAACCATTTGGGTAACGTTTATTCGTTTACGATTGATTCCGTGTCCTTCACGGCACAACTGGCAAACCAGTATGTCACCGCAATGCTGACATTCATCGGTTATTTCTTTTGTTGATATTTTCATTGGCTTGATAAATTTTTGGCAGCTATTGCGTTTTCGTCGATTAGACCATGTTCGATCCACTTTTCGACAAATCGAGCTTTTAGTGCTGAAAGCTCTGCTTCCATGTTGTCTTCTAGCGCAGCTCTATAATCATCAACTAGCACTCTTGCTGTGAATATAATCTCTTCTGTTAGGGAATCCGCATCGTCTAACATGGCATCATACATCTCTTCAAAATCTGATTTTGAAGAATAAAAATCTCCTCTGAGAAGGGACTTCCCAAATTCGATTAACGCTTTTCCACTTTGTTCAATGTCCTTTAATATTTCTTCAGAATTATCTTCAAATAGAATGCCTTTATCTGAAACTATGAATTTGGCAATCTGATCCACACTTACAGTAAATACTTCTGTATTTGGAATCCTGAACTTTGAAAAATGTTGATGTAGTTTCTTTTCGTTTTCTTTATAGTTTGTATGCCATGGACTGATTAGAATTTTATCTACTGGGCATTGCATGTAGTCATTGATGTAATGTGTTAAGATAGAAGTTCTGTTTGCTGGAAATGAGGACATTCCAATTTTGCTGACTCCATTTCCATACCCAATAGCATATATAATTCCCACAACAGAATTAGGTTTCTCTTTTTGAAGGTCTTTGATTTTATTAAATTCATTCTCTTCAAATATTTTTATATTATTCATATAAACACCTACCTTCCTGGTATGCCTTGGCATTATGGCAAAGAAACTGTCAAGGCTCACAGCTTTCGGGTCGCGATTCCCTATCTTTGCCATATGTGTAGTTACGAGCTAAAAGGGGCTTTTTATTTTGGAAAAATATTTTGGGGACTAAGTAGCCCCATGCCGGGGGCATGCTCTCAGACCCCTACACCCCCTTTTTGTGTGATCATCTGGCAGCTGCGCAGCTGGTCGCGGCTCCTGATCCTATGGCGGCAAAACCTAAATTGTGTGCATTTGTATATACAAAAGCAACAGTGTTTTGCTGCCCTGGTCTGAGTATACGCACCATTGACCGTTAAAAGTTCGTATAATAAAGATTATACGTACTCTATGTTACTTTGAAGATTAACACAGATCAAGAAACCTTGACTAATCTTAATTTAAATCGTCAGATAATTTAAAATCCGATAGTTTAGGGGCTTCTGGTTCTGCGTCAATGACTTTTTCCCACTCTTCCGCCGTTATCTGCTTGGCCTCCGGTGCTGTCTCAGCTGATAAGCGGAACTCTGACGCGTTGACATAGTCGCTATTGTTAGTAAGATCAAAAATTGCAAGCACTGGTGGCATTTTGCCAGCAAGTGCAAGCTGCTTTTTACAAGCTGTGATGATGCCTTTGTAAAATGCAATGGCATTTTGCCAGTCTTCGCCGCGTTTTTCGTAGTTGAGAATAGTTTTTCTTGTGATACCCAGATATGTGGCCCATGATTCAACGTCAGGAATCAGCCGCATTTCGCCCCTTCGGTTGATATCTCGAACTTGTGCAAAGTAGCTGCGTGAAGCTACTTGAAACTCTTCTAGCCCGTCTTCGCTGTTTTCGAACGCTTGTGGTGCTCCACACCTGCGGCTTCTGGGGCGATCAAGGGCAGATGATAGAATTGCGTCTAGCTCGTCCCCTTCCATAGTCTCAGCTACATCTTGCAGACTGGGCATTCTTTTCCCACCTCTTGGCATTCTATGCCGCCTCCTTCCTTTCTAGCTTTTTGTCGTGAATAAATATGGTTAAACCTTAGCCTTTCCCCTTCAAACGTCTTCTAGCCGCCTTCTGTGCCCTTCTAGCGCCCTTCTGTGTGTGCTCATCGTGTCCAGCTCTCGTCTGTGTCCGTCCTGGCTGTCTGTCCTGACTGTGTGCCGTCCTCATCTGCCGCCTGTCTGTGTATCTCTCGTCTGTTGGCTGTCTCTGGCTTGATCATCTGTCAGTTGTCAACTGTCAGCTCCTGCACTCTGTATCTGTATATACTTAGATACACTATACACATACCTACTTACTAGATATCTATATACAGTACATACAGATATACTATACATATACCTTGTACATACTGTATCTATACATACTCACCTTATATATACTGTACATATATACCTTATACAGACATACTTAATATATATTATCAGATAATATATTAAATATACCGATAGTATATTAAATATATATACCATATACATATACAGTAAATATATATACTGTATATATTATATATAAGGAAGCGACACGGAAAAGCTGTAGGCCTGGGGAAAAGAAAAAAGCCCACGACCAGAAAAAGAAGCACCGTGTTTCAGCACGGCTTGGAATCTTTTCCGATCATGGGCTATATACTCTATATATCCATATCTAGGCTACATATAAATACTATATATAGTAGCTTGATTACATAATACAACAATATGAGGTGTAAATCAAGTTAAATATTTTTAAAAACGCAAGTTGCACAAATTGAATATAACAATTTAAAAGTCAGAAAACATAAAAAAGACAATCCACTTTTGGATTGCCTTAGAAACTATTCTGTAATATAACTATAAACATACTGTTTTAAAAGCTTTGTATAGTTGTCGGACTCTGCGAACCACTCTGACAAAAGGTCATTATCTGGGCGAGCATCGCCAGGCTCGGCAGCTGCACGCGCGATTGGTAAAAGATCTTGATTTTTTTGTACAACGGCATCTGAAAACGAGTTGATCAACGTTTCTTTTAAAACTTCTGCATTGTGTGTCTGCTGACGGAGAAAAGAAACAACTTCGTCCCACTCTTGGCGCGTTGGGAGCCTGTAAGTTACTGCTGCAAGCTTTGAAAAAGCTATTCCGCGTGCATATGGGGCGACAAGATCACAAGCAGGAATCGAAAGCACTTGTGATGGTGTGATTTTAAGGCAAGAAAGACAATCTCCGGAAGAGATTGCTAAAAGTGATAAAATTTCTGCTGTATTTTTGGATTGTGTAAGCTGCTCTAGCTCGTAAGGGGTGATAGGATGATCACCAAGAAAAAGTTCATGCTGGAACACGAACTTTTCAATCTTGCGTTTTAATTGTTTTGGCTTCAACTTATTTTCCTTTCTGCCCTCGTAGCCTCCGGGGCGGGTGCTTTGATATTTACCAGATTTCAACGCCGAGCTTGTCAGCTGCTGCGCTTACTACGTCCTCTACGGTGTCACTGTCGGCGCTGTCGTACTCGTCCGCCATATCAGCCAGTTCACACAGCTTGCGGCAGTCGTCGGGGTTCCACTCTCCATTGTGGCGGATGCGATACGCGGTAAGTTCTGCAGAATCCTCTTCAAGGAGCACAACAGCGTCAACATAGCGGTTGCTGTCTGGGTCTTCGTCATCGATATAATCATTTGCGCAATTCTTCCAGTCTTCCATCTGCTCAATGCAGTAATCTACATCATCGACCATAAAAGCATCAACTTCACCGTCAAATTCGAGACCTCCGGTTTCAAAAAACTCATTGGCCCAATCTGGACCATATCCGCTGCCATTCCAAATTTTCATTGTGACTTCTACAAGCTTCTTTCCGTCTGTCATCTTCATATCTTTTTTACCTTTGCCCTTTGGGGCTTCCTTTCTTTCTTTGTGCCTTTAGTATAACTTAAAAAAGTTACTATGTCAAGACTTTTTTTGAAAGTTTTTTAAAATTTTTTCTTCTTCGGCTTGGTCTGGTGCATAGTATATAAGGTGCTCTGGCTGCATGTGCAAGATGCAGCATATACGATTGATAGCATCAAGGCTTATGTGTGTATCTCCTGCCTTGATCTTTCGCCATGTATCCTGCGACAAAATGCCGCTTTTCTGCGCTGTGTAGGCTGTAACGCCTGCGGTAGCCAGGGCGCCGGCTACATCAAATTTAAACTTTATCATATTTGTAGTACTCTCCTTTCGTGCTTGGTGTATTGCTACATATATATAGTAACTTTTCTGCGGCAAAAAGTCAAGAAAAAATATAACGAAAAAAAGTTATAAAAAGTCTTGACATAACTTTTAAAAGTGATATAATAAGGGTGTAAACAAAAAAAGCCGGTTGCACTACCTACCAAGCAAACGCAACCGGCACCAATCAAAAAAAAGAAAGGTAGCTTGATTATACATCAAGCAAAGGGAAAAAACAATGTTATATTCAGAGTTAGCAAAAACTTACAGAAAGCTTTTTAAGAAATATCCAAATATTTCTAGTCTCCAGGATTTCGGCGGCAAGATTTTAGAAGAAAAAACAACCTATGCTAAGCGCGGCGCGCGTTGGGTTGAAGTGAAAAAAGAAGAAAAAGAAGTACCGGCAACTTATGTTTTTAATGTATTTGATGCAGTACAATTTTTTAAAGGCTTAGGCGGATACGAAAAAGTAAGTTGTGGCTATACAAAGGCCGGATATCTTCCAGACGAGTTACTAAGTATCAGCCCTAACAGAACGGAAAAAACAGTAAGAAAATATTATTTCATTTAAAAAAATAAGGTGGGCGAAAATGCCCACCTTTTTTTATTTGCTTCGTGCCTGATCAAGTAGCCGCTGCGTCTGCTTCTGGCCGTATATATCCATGATATCAAGCTGATACCGTGCATCAGTCAAGAGCCTTTGCAGGTCTACCGCTTCCAGGTCTGGCGTATGGTTCTTAGTCTTCTGACTGGACGGCTCCGGACCTGCCGCAGGTGCTGCAGGTCCTTCTGCATCTGGTGCCGCTGATCGGATGCTATCGCGGTCTATAGCTGCATCGGCTGCATCTGTCAAAAACTGCGCTAGGCTTTGCCCTCTGGCGGCTGCTGCGTCTAAATACTTTTGCTTGCATCCTTTTTTCACGCGAATATTTATCTGCTCAAGATGTTCTTTTTGATACTTCATGATCGCGTTTTTCTGTGCCTCTGAATACTTGCCCATTTTACACCTCCTATAAATAATGGCCCTATTCCACCACTAGCATAGTTATAGCATAGAAATATAGTGCTAGCTATAGATAAAATAAACAAAAATTCTATAGCTAGCTTGTGAAATATCACAGTTGACTATAGCTAGCTATAGAAGTATAATACAGTCAGAAACAAGGAAAACAACAAACACAGAAAGGAAGTAAAAAAATATGAAGAGAACAAAAAATATGATTTATAAGGCATCCGATGAAGCAAGAGAGCTGTTTTTATATGCTACTAACTCAGGCGTTTTGTATGATCGCCAGATTAAGCCGAGTATCGAAAACCTCAGAAAAAAAGCAAGAAAGGGGACCTTTGATAAAGACAAGGCGGCAGACCTCTTTTACTATGTAGCCACAAGCGCTTCGGCCATGTATAATAGAGATTTTGGATTTAGCTTTTCTGTCCAGCAGCGCTTTACAGCCGCGGTTGATATGGTTGATTTTTACATTGATGAAATAGAAGAGATTTAAGCCGAAACGCCCAAGGCTGGGCGTCCGTTGGGGATTGCCTCCCAGCGCTGATGATGGCAGGCAAGAAAGGGAAAAGTTATGACAACATTACACATTATTAAGTTAAGTGAGAACGCCCCAGCTATGGCGCACGGTTTCCACTATAACGTCCAGATCTGGACGAAGGACAGCGGCCGTGGCTGGTGCTATGCCGGAAATGGTAAGTTTTTAAAGGCTGCAGATGAGGTTCTGAGATATGGCAAGGAACACGCCGAGTTTTACAGTGATGACATGTACAAGGATTTTTACGCCTGTATGAGTGAGGAAGACGTTGTATATTTTGTAGGGGTTTACAAGTGGCACGCCTTCCGCGTATATCCAGACGGAAAAATTACAAAGGCAACTGAGCAAGAACGCGAATTGGCCGGAAAATGGCTTGAAAGAGAGAAAGGAAAGCGATGATCACAACAAAAATTGTCTTGCTGGGCGACACTCACCCGGCAAGACTTCGCGGTTATGGTTACAGTGTGCAGATTTTTGTAGATGGTGAATACAGTAATATTTGCAAGCTGTGCCGGACTCTGGCAGATGCTGAAAGCTACGCTAAGGAATTTTAAGTTTTTTTGTGTTTCTCCGCTTTAGGCGGCGAGGTTCACGACCTGGGGACACTTTACCGGGGAAAACCGGAACAAAAAAGAAAACTAAAAGAAAGGTTAAAACAATGATTTTACAGACAGTATCTATCAGCGCCGCGCCGCGAGAGCTGCATATAAAGCTTTTCAAGGCTCACGGCGAGGAGTGGGAAAAGCTGGTGAAAGAAATTGCAAGCCTTGACGCTGTGGCTCTTGCGTCATGGGCGCGAGTATTCGAGGCGGTAAAGACTCCAGGTGTGGTGGCACACTGGGAAGTGCAGCACGAAATTGGCGACAAGGCATACACAGAGCAACGTATACTGCACGTATCCGTAAAGAATCCGGGCTGCATTCAGTTTTCTACAGCTCACATCTACCCAGACGAATATATCCCGGTGATGGATTCACAGTTTAAAAATGCAGCTGATTTTTTCAGATATGAAGCGCCGCCATCAGCAGTTGTTATTGTTGAAAAGGTTGCGTGAAACGGAAAGAGGTGATAAGATGAAGGTAATCTGGGAACCAGGTCTGCAGATCAAGAAGATGTGCAGCAGTGCAGAGCATGCTATTGTTGCGGTTAACGTCCGGCAGTATATTGATTTTCTAGGTGGAAAATGGAGAAACCATTTTGTTACAAAGCGGCAACTGTTTGCAGAAAAAGAGTTGTCAACGAATAACGGAAATTTTAAGACATTTGCTAGCAATGGACGCTTAGAGCTTTTTAATGCGGTAACAGATGGGGTTGAAAAAGCCAAGAACTTTTTGTATAATATTTGAAACACACATATGTACTGTTATTTTGCAATAGTGCATATTGACAAAGAAAGGAAGGGCAAACATGAATTGGGAAAATTTGCTGAAAGTGTATGAAAATATGGGTGTTGAGGATATTATCCCAATAGCCCATACAAGAATTTTACCACATATAAAGGTATTGCTCGATGAAAATGGAAATTACATAGGGGCGATGTTAAACGGTAAAGACCGTTTTACTATTCCGTGCACCATTGAATCTGAATCAAGAACAAGCGGAAACAATCCACATCCGATTCATGACAATATGCAATATTTGTCGGCAGACTATAACAAAGAAAAACACGATAAATATATGGAACAATTAGAAGCCTACATTTCTAAAGTAGATGACAAATTGGCAAAATCAGTATACAGATTTGTTCAAAAAGGATTGATGAGGGATGTTTTACAAGGATTTCTAAAAAAGATTCCTTATCCAGAAGAAAAAACTGTGGTTTGTTTTGTGATGGCTCCGCAGGAAGAATTGATAAGAGCAAGTTTTAGTGGGGAATATGAAAAATATTGCCTAAATCTTCTTCGATCAGGAGACGGGCAAAACAAGCAATGGAAAGACTATTATCTTAGCAGTTTGGAACCAAATGGAATGTGTAGCATTACAGGAAATAACGATTTTATTCCTGCAACTTATCCGAAGGGTATTAGATTTGCAGGTGATGGAGCAAAACTTTTTATTGCGTCATCTCGTAATATTATGTTGGAAGGAATGCCGGCCCTTGCACCTGGTTACATAGCGTCGCAAAAAATACTGCATACGCTTCAATGCCTATGCTTTGAGGGACCACAATGGGCAAATCAAGTAATGCGTGACAATTTAAAATCTGTTAAAGAAATTGATTTAACAGCAGATGAAGAGAAAGTAGTGGAAAGGTATATAAAAAACATACTTAAAGAAAGTAAGACGTGTCAAATAACTCCTGACTGTAAATAAAGGCTGGAGAATGTAAGAATTACTAATTAAAAAGACCGAAACGGATGTGAAAATGGCACTGGAAGTGATTCGAAAGCAGAAAATTGAGAGAGGGGGTGAAGATGAATGACTGGTAAATATAATATTCAGATAGGCGATGTATTTGGGCAATGGGAAGTAATAGGGCAAGGCAGCAAGCCCTATTACTCAAAGTGTAGATGTACTTGCGGTACGATTAGAGATGTAAGCAACAGATCTCTTTGCGCTGGTGATTCTAAATCTTGTGGATGCAATAAGGAATACTTAAAAGCCAGACGAAAAGAATCTTCTGTTAAGACTGGTGATCGTTTCGGAATGTGGAAGGTGATTGGTGAATCAAGTAGACCGTATTCAGTTCTATGCAAATGTGACTGTGGGACAGTTAGAAACGTATATAGTCGTATGCTATTAGCAGGTAAATCTAAATCTTGTGGGTGCAATAAGGAGCATGTAAAAACTACCTCTAAAAAAATATCCGAAACCAACTTGAGAATTGCACAGAAAAAAGTCGGAACTAGTATCAATGGATTTAAAATTGTAAGTATTTTTAAGAAAAAGGGGGAGAATGTTTTTTATTGCAAAGCTATATGCCCAGTTTGCGGAAAAGAAACAGAAACCCAGTTGTCCAGATTGAAAAAAAATTATATGTGTGTAAATTGTAACCGTAATAATGGGGACTTTTTGAAAGAAATACAGAAAAGCTGCTATGTGGATGGTTCTTGCTTGCCAAGCATTAGATCAAGAGAAAATGGAACTGTCAACAAAAATTCTAGTACAAAAGTAAACGGGGTTTCGCTTCAAAAAGACGGAAGCTATAGAGCATATATAACATTTAGACATAAACAATATCATTTGGGAGTATATGCTAGTCTGGAAGAGGCAGCATCGGCACGCAAAGAGGCTGAAAAAAAGCTCTTTGGTGAATACATAAAGAGTCATCAGGGATGGGAAGATGAGCTAAAAGAAATCGGAAAGAGACATAGAAAAAAACCATAATAAAAAGTAGGGATAGAATCAAATCTATCCCTATTATTTTACAGTTCTTGACAGTATTTTACATTACTTTACATTATTATACATTATTTTACATTAAAATAATGTCAAAATCTATCGGCTTTTCTTACGGCGCTGCTTCTGCCTCTGCTGTTTGTATTCGGTTCTTATGACTGTGATATTTCCGACAGTTTCCTCAGTTCTGATTCGCTTCAAACTGCCAACATAGGTTATTATGCTGATTTCGTGTTTTTTTCCACTTCTACTACCCATATCATCCCCTCAACTTTCTCGTAAGCTGCTGTCCAAATGATTCTCGATACGTAATTTTTACATCTGTGTCCACATCAATAGGGCGTCCAACGACTAAAATTTCTGTTGGATGGAGCCGGGAACACATTTCTTTGAAGCCCTGTCGATAACACTCCTTGCCTTGATCGGTAAAGCAGCCGTTTGTGCTGACTGCCAGCGTACTCTCTTCTGGCAGCCCTTCAAAACAAAACTCAAACGTCTCTGTGCTTCCCCAACCTACAGTTGGGATGGCGTTACAACCGTTCATAAATAGCCACCATGCCAGGGCACGGCTTCTGTACACTTGATGCAGCTGCATGACCTTTGGCATAGAGTCGTAGAACGAGAAGTCAGGAGCGCAGACATATTTGAAATTTTCAAGCATTGGAAGATACTTTTGCGGTTGATTCCATAATGGCTCGAACCGTGCATCATCAATAAAAAAGTGGCAAAGCGCCTTCTTCGGATTTTTTTCTTTCACCGCCTCACAAAATGATACTGCATTAAGCCCACTCAGAGAAGCGTGTACTGGGAGCAGTTTTGGAAATCCCAGTGGAGTAAGTTCGGATTGATAAAGATATCGCTCACGGAGAACGTCTTTTTGCGTGTGAATCTTTGTGTACATCTGCCTTCCTTTCTGGCACATTGCCTAAAGTCATGCGTGTACTGTGATCTTTATTTTATGCACAGTACCTAGTTGTATTGTTTCCTAAAAGTTGATATATAAGTTCGTCTGCAACAGTTACTATACTCCTGCCAAAAAGACTTATAAAGTCTGCGACAATTTCCTCTGTTTCAATCGGGATAGAGTATCCATATTCCATTGCGTGAACATGTGTTAATTCGTGGCACAGCACTTTATCAATCATCTGGCTTGACAGATCATTACACATAAAGACGGTCTTTAAATTGTTGTCGGTTACACCGAGAGTATATGTTCCGTCACTGCGCTGCAACTGCGGATCGCCAGGATTGACAAAGCAAACTTGCCAAGTGTTGTTATTTACTGTAAAAAACATTTGATACCCCCCATTATAGCACATTTATAGCAAGTGCGCAATTGAAATAAAACCGGGAGCATTTGCTCCCGGCTGTACCATTGATTATATACGCTGTACCCAGTTTGTCATCTTGGTTTTCATCATTGTTTTTTCGGAAGCTGAAAGCCCTGGCATGATCTCTTTAAGATCTTCGTCAATGACGGCCAGCAAGGACTCAAGCCCTCGCATGTTTGCGTCATTGTCTTCTTTGGTGTTAGCTTTGTGCATGTCCTTAGTCTCACTGTATGACCTTCTAGCACGGTCATATCGGCTTTCTGACTTCATTCCCATATCTTCTACACTTCTACCATCTGACGGCATTTGGGAGCCTCTACGTGGGTCAGAGTAGTACATGCGCCCAAAGCGGAGTCTATCAAGATCACGCATACGCTCCTCTTCTGGCATGTCAGCCCATTCGTAATACATCTCTGGTGTCATGTGCCAATAAGGTGGCTCGTCATAACCACGTCTACCTATGGTTCTTGTACCTCTACCCTTTGGGGCGAATCTGCCGTTAGCATATCTGTAGCGGTCGTAATAGCGTCGTGACGGGTAATCACCGTATTGCTCAACCATTTCCATGATTTCGTCATCGTTTTGCAGCTTATCCATTGCCTCAACGATGCGATAATCTTTGTCAAAGCAAGCAATGTTCTTAACAATTTCGGTCCAATCTTTTAAATCATCAAGATTCTGACCTTCGAAATTATCAATTCCGATAGTTTTGGCTTTTTCTTTGACACATTCCAAAATCTCTTTAGCCCATTTATGCATAGTCTACCTCCAATTAAGCAACTCTATTCACTATAAGGTTTGCATTGGCAACCTCAATAGCAACGCCACTTGTATTCTCAACTGCAATATTTACGCAGCAGCCACGCGGAACACTGATAAAAATGCCTGAGGACACATTGTTAAATTGAGATACTGCAGCTGGTGTTGAAATCATCTTGGAAGCAGGTACTGGCTCACCACTGATAGCAACGGCTAATGATATAGGAGCCGCAGTTCCACCGGCTGGAAGAGCTATATTTGCAGAGAAGTTTACAAAAAAACGTGCCTGACACTGATTCGTAAGACCTCTAAGAGTAATGATCCCACTGCCTTCGCGGTGCTGTATGCAGTTTGAACCCTTAACAGATGTGTTTGTAAAAGTTATATTTTCATTTGCCGCAACTTCCTGTGTTGCGACTGCAACATATTCTGCCATTTGATACCTCCTTAAAATAAGGGACAGGCTCTATTTCGAGTCTGCCCCTTTGCTGATAGTAATACTGCGTTAGTTAGCAGACATAACCGTTTTGGTTAAGATACCGATATTTAATTTTGTCAGCAGTTGCAACCACTATTGCATCCGCATCCGTAAGCATAGCCATAGAGATTAGATGCCGGGAAAGACGGTACTGGAGTAGGTCTTACAGCGTCAATAATCTGATTGGTCTGCGCAGCCATTGCTGTGGTGAGCAGTGCACTCTGGCGATCCTGTGAAGCAGCTCTGCGAAGATCATTGTTCTCAGCCTGCAAGGTGGCAATCTTGTCCTGGCAAAGGTAGTCAAGGATGCTTCTCACACCTGCATTTTGGTTGTCAATAATATCTCTGGTGTTGTTGTTCATAGTGTTCTGCAATGCGCAAGTGTTGGTTGCCATATTGTAATTTACACCCTGAATAGCTTCGCGTGTCTCGCAGCAGCAGTTAGCTAACTGTGCCTGCAGAGCATTTGTATTTTGCATATTAGCTACGGTATCAGCGTTGATAGCCTGCTGAATGCCATATCCAGTCTGCATGATGTTTGTGTTGATTCCATTAAATCCGGTTAACATGCTATTGTTAACTGCGTAGAATCCATCACAAATACCATTGTTGATTCCGTCTAACTTTCCAACGATCGCTTGGTGATCAAAACCACGCTGAATTGCGCTATCTGTGTAGGCTGCCGCGGTAGAACCCATGCCACCACCGTTATTGCCCCAACCGCCGAAGCCATTACCCCAGCCGAAAATGGCAAAAATCAAAATGATCCAGATCCATCCCCAACCGTCGTTGCCCCAGCCACCGCTGTTGTTGCCGTTACCATCAATGCTAGCCACTAATGGTACACTACAGTTTCCTGAGTTAAACATACTATTTACCTCCGTAATATTTTTTATATACATAATCTTGCGCAAGAATTAGTATCATGTTTTTATTGCATTCCAAATTGATTTTTTATCTGGCGAACTGCATCATCAACATTTATCCCTTTCTCTTTGCAAAGGTTGCGAGCTAATTGTTCTACACCCTTTGTATCACCTTTATTTGCCATATCCATAGCATTTTTTAAAATAGGATTGCTCATAGCTTGGCTGTTTCCAGCCATCTGTTGCAAAAACTGCTGCGGATTCCTCATGGCTTGAAATAGCTGAAATGGATTATTCATTCTCATTCGCCTCCTTCTTTAAGCCTCCGGACCTTTTAGGCGCTATTTTAGGCATCAGTTCATCAAACTTCTTTTCAAGGCTATCAAATCTTGCCATAAATGCCTCTGTAGCCTCGTCAGACAGCCCCATTTTCATTTTGGACATGTCAGCTGAACTATTCGCCGCATTTGGCTGTGAAGCTGTGTACGGCTTATATACAATCGTTCTAATGGTTCCATCTGCATTCCATGATTTTGTATAGATCTCTGACATGTCTTGCTTTGGGAATACGGCAACTGAGCCGTCCATAGGTACATCGTTCGCAGTAATTTGTTCGACAGCTTGCACGACCTTTCCGTTCAATCCAGCTTGCTGCTGTGGCTGAATATTTTGCTGTTGATTAAAAAGCGGTTGGTTTTGCTGCAGATCATAACGCGGCTGCTGATATTGATACGGGTAATAACTATTATATTGGCCATACATTGTCTGTTGGTTGTACGGTTGATACATCTGATTTGGTATCGGCATCGTCAATTATCACTCCTTCCTCGTCAAGGACCTCTCCAATAGCTTGAATCATTGCTGATTGATACTGCATTGGAATCATACATACATCTGGTCTTTCAAATATTTTAGTCAAAAATGATTCGGGAAACATCATTCACACCTTCCTTCCTCTTATTCTGACTGTATTGTGCCATAAAAATAAGATGTAAAAACGACAGGGATACGACATATTAACGACAAAAAGAGCTGCCAGATAAACTGACAACTCTTTCAAAGAATATTTTACTGTAAATAAATGTCAAATATTGTTAAATAAAGTTAAATAATGTAAAGAAATGTAAAATACACTATTACAACATCTGCAATTCCTCTCCGGTGTCCTTTGATGTGAGTTTGATAGAAACGTCATATCCTAATGCTTCGGATATCTGGCGTATATCACTTTCTCTAAAATTATTTAATCTAAGCTTTTTGGACACGTTAGATTGAGAGCACCCTAACAGTTTTGCAAGCTGAACTCCGTCCATCTCTTTCTTAAACATTATTGTTTTTACAATGTTCGAAAATGTGTTTTTGCTTTCCATTTACTCACCTTCCTCCTTCGGTTTAAGATCTGCCTTGTAAGAGCTTAAATGTTCTTCTATAGTTTCAAGACTATTGGATTCCTCTGGAATCAATCGGTTGAGATAATATAAAAAAGAATTATAAGCCTTTGCTGTGCAATAATACTTTTCCTTGCCATTCACCGTAACTATTCGACCTCTAAATGATGTCGGGGATGCATTATCAATTAAAGATTTAGAAAAGTCCAGTGCAGACTGCTTGACCATTCTTAGAAAATATTCAAATGCGGTGGCGCTTGATGAAAGAAATCTGGACCAAATCAAATCTAGGTTACTAGAAAACTCATATTTTTTAAGTTCAGTCGGATTCTGCTTGCCACTAGCCATCTGAATATTGTAGGATAATACACCAATTTCATTTGTAATATAACGGCATAGTTCAATGGCAACAGATATGTAATCTGCAAAGTTAGGATCGAGATTCGCTGTAAATCTTTTTGAACATTCATCGACAAACTTCATTGCCTTAGAGTCATACATCATTCCACAAGTTTGAAAGCCTGCGTTGCTAATTCCGATTAAGCGCAACCATGTAACAGTGTCTTGATTGCTGTAAAGTATCTTGTCGAGTAGTTGCCACAATGGAACATCGTTAAATAAGCGAAGTGGTTTAGCACTGTTACTATTTAAAATGTAAAGTGCCATGGTTTCAGCTACAACACGTTCTTTATCAAAAAACTCCCCACCCAATGCATTAAATCCGGTTATGACCCCATTTTCACGCTTGAGAAATATCCTGCGCGATTGGTGCGTGAATAATTCCGCTGGGTTAGAAGGTGGATCAATCTTTTTGCGCTCATCGGATCGTGGCGAGCATTCCCATATTGGGCAAGGCTTAGGCCACAATTCTCCATTACCATTCTGTAAAGGAACTAGGTTCATCATAAGTGTTTCAAAAAGATTTCGCCCGATTGCGTAAACAATAGTATTTTGCCCCAACCATCCAATACTGATTGAAGGCAAGCCTGTCCTACTTGGCTTTACAGAAACATCGTCATACCCGTTGATAAAAAGAAGCCATCTAGCCGCTTCTGCATATGTTAGTTGCATTTTTGCTTCTCCACTTCTTGCTGCAAAAATTCGTACCTTGTTGTTGCTTTCAGAAATTTCTCCGTTTAACTTTGCAGCACCAAAAGCAGTTCCTTTTTTAGCTTCGTTTGCCTGATAGAATGGAGCATCAGGATGAAAAAGCCAGAAACGTTCTCTGTATTCTTCTAAATATTTTAAAAACGTTTCTGGAAAATGACCGAGACTCCAATAACTTTTCCAACGGCTGATTGCTTCATCCCTGTTTGAAAGTGGAATTTCATCACCGTTTGAGTCGAATCTTGCGAATCCAGAATGAGCAATTGCAAGAAGTAGCCGTATCATTGCGACATTTTGAGTATCTGTTTCACCTGCCAAATCCATGTATTCATGACTGCGGGCGAAAACTTCTTTAAGTGAAACTTCTTTAATAGTATAATTTGGAAGCAATACACGCACCCAGTTTTCATCAAGCAAATTAAATTCTTTCTTCATATATATCCTTCTTTCTACAGTTCTTTACATTAAAATAATGTCAAATAAGGTTAAATACTGTTATTTACTAATATATATATTTCTTGCAATGCGTAATCTATATTTATACGGCTCAAATATCCGATTTTTGCATTCCAATCTTGAGCCTGTGCAATCATGGCATAATACAGTTTGTGGCTCAGGTGAGCAGTTACGAAGAACACAAAGTCAGATTTTTTTAATGCAGCGTTGCGCACAGTGCTGACATTTCCTGCACTGATATATTGCCAATCCGGAAGATAAGTTTTAAGCTTCTTTATCAAGTTTGGATACCCTCCAACAATTGTACCACTAATGTTTTTTAATTGCTGAATTTGCTCTTTAGATAGCTTATTTGCAATTTCGGTTTCCGAATCAGATTCCAGTGAAAACATATGCTCTCGTAAAGCATAAAGCTCCCTACGTTCACCCTCTACCTTTTGCAGTTCGGATTTTAGTGCATCATTCTTCTGCTTGAGTAGATTTATCTCATCAGATAAGCGCTGAACCTGCTCAGTACAAGCTTTTTGTTCAGACATCCTGCGTTCCTGAGATTCAGATAATGCAGATTTGGCTTGAAGCAATTCATTTTTAATGCTCTCTACTTCAATATACACGTCTTCACGATTGTGTTGGAAGTAGTATTCTTTAGACTGCTTATATGCCTTACACATAGCTAATATATAGCTCGTATATTTTGCATAAGTCAGGAAATCCTCACGTATTCCTCCTCTTTTTCCGTGCGTATAAGCAATTGCTAGTGCTTCCAGATCTTCATGTGTGAACTGTAATTCAGAAAAAATAGAAACGCTTGAAAGTGACTCAATGTCAAACACGGTAGTGTATCCAAATTCCTCATCTTTTGGTGCTAACTGGATCTGCTTAAATAAATCTTTTGGAAGTTGACTAATGTATGATTTTGCTCTTTCCTGAAAAGCACAGTCATATTTCTTTAAGCCTTTTTGTATTCTGCGTTCTGGATTGTATCCGTAGTTTGCAATAAAGCAAAGTAATTCATCACATTTTTTACGTTCTTGCACTAACTCTTGCGGCCACATATTTAAAAAGTAATAGCCTGCAAATAAATGGCCATTAAAATTATCGTCCGAAACATGATCTGACTTTGCAAGCTTTGCATAAATGACTTCTCCGATTACACTATCAAAATGAAGCGGTTCGTCTTTTGGAAGCCTTTTAAAAATGTTGTATAGCTTTCTGTATCCCTTTTTGAAAAGAATATCCAAAGAAGTCTGTGCTTGTTCATCTTCTGTGTAGCTATATTCGACGATTCCGAGTGCTTTTTTATAAGCTTCTTCTGTTTGCAAAGACAGCTCTTCCGAAAATAAAGTATTGTAATATTCGCTCTGCTTTGCAGCATTATAATAAGCTACAGCATTCTTGCCATATTCGCTTTCTAAATCTAATCGTATATGGCGTGCAAACGCGATAGCGCAAGCGTAAAACGGTATCAAGTTTACTTGCTCCATAAAATGCCTCCTTTCTTTAATTTTAGTAAAGAATTATCTTGTGATAAAATTACCAAAATTTTATTTTTTGATTACGTAAATAGGATCTATTTTTTGATTTATTATAAATCTCATAATGCGTTAAATACATTGCAAAATCATCGTTCCATGCCTTTTCTAATTTGACCTTATATTCCGTAATATGCCCAGACTTATATATTCGTATCGCGTGATATCTGCCGTATGTATCGCCGCTATCTGTATGCCATATGAATAAATCTACATATCCATTGTAATAATCTTTTTTAACTTGTTTGTACATGTTACAGCATAATTCAGTTGTTGGCAAATCAAATTTGTCAATGTAATTAAATGCCATTGTAAACTCGCCACTCGCAAACACAGTTAATGCTGATACAATATCAATTGTTTTCATATTATTAGCGGATAGTAAACGCCGTAATGATTCTGCAATATTACAATTCCGTTCATATATCACATCGTCAAGTTTTCCTTCTGCAATAGCATTTTTAACACTAACTATTCTTTCATAAATCTCATTACTTACCATAATAAAATCCTCCTTTTAACAATTTTTAACAGTTCTTTACATTATTAACCCTTTTTTAAATGTCAAATAATGTAAAGAATTATAGATCATGTGTCCGCATGTATTCCTCGATGGCAAAGCAAGCAAATCCTGCTAGGGTGCGGCCTGACTTACGAGCGGCTTCTGAAAAGGCTGCCTTTTGCGATTCAGTACACGATACACTGAACTGAATCTTACGCTCAGCTGCAGGGACTTCTCTGCGCCCTACATACCCACCATTTGGACCAATCTTTGGAGTTGGGTTATATCCAGGCGTATACACTCTGTTTGGATCAACTGGAGCGGAGACAAATACTGATTTTTTTTCCACCGGCTGGATGCTTGGAATTTCAGTTTCGCCAGTATCTGCAAAATCAATGCCGGCTGTCACATCAAAAGAAGTGGTGGTGGTGTTATCTTTCTTTCTCATATCAAATTACTCCTTAATAAGTCAATGTTTCTTCCAGTCTAGTTTCCTCTACTGGAGTTGCGTCTGGAAAATCTACGAACTCCAAATGGTAGCAATTGCCACAGTTTTTTAATGTGGCTGGATAAAAGTATCTTTTTTCCATAAATCCTCTTTCCACGCCCTGTTAGACGCTTTTTTATTTGCCTTGCTGAGATTTTTTATAATCTTTCGGTCACAATCACAACCAGCAGGCAAAACCCGCCTTCCGAAGGTACTTTTCTCTATCCATTCGGAAATCCCTTCGTGGCAGGTTCTTATTTATGCTTTCTAAGTATGCCTTACGACAAGCGTCTGTCGTGAGTTTCTTTGATAGATAGTCGTAGCAAAGACCCCACCCATCAAAAAAAACATTGACACTTTCGAGAGCCGCTATAACCTCGGACTCTGTTTCTGCACCCTTGCTTGCGGCAATTATCTCGTCGCAAGTTTTGGTGTACTTGTCATGCTCTCGGTACTCCTCAAACACATTTACAGTAAAAGCATCTTCTCTCATAACAAACCTCATTTCTCCCCGTTTTGGCGATAGGACACCAGTTATTATTATTTGTTTTGCGTTGTGGCTATAACCACGTTTCCGCCAATAAAAGATATATTTAATATCCCTTATTGGCAGAATCTAAGTAGTTCTTTTGTGAACTGCATATAGTCAATGGCAGCGTTACACTTTGAATCAAATTTCATGAGAGTTGTTCTGGTTGCCTGTGCCTTTTGTACAGCAATGCTTTCACGAATAGTTGTGCAAAAAACCTTTGTGTTGAGCTGCTTGGCAATTTCTTCTAAAGAATTTTTAACTTCCTGAGCGAGGAGTTGACGGCTCTTATATTTTACTAGTAAGAGTCCTGCAACCTCTAGGTTAGGATTATTTCTTTTCTTTACGCCTGTGATGGTTCTGTTAAGTTCTGAGAGGCCTTGAATAGCATAACGGTCTGCAGTGACAGGAATGATGACTTTGTTAGAAGCAATTAAACAGTTTTTAAGCAATTTGTTGTCAGCCGGAGCTGTATCAATAATAACATAGTCATAGCCAGTTAATTCAGCAAGAGCATCTTTTAGTCTAAAATACTCGTTCCCGTCACTTGGGAATCTTTGATCTGCTGTTTTCAGCTCTGGATCGGATGCGACTATGTCACCGATTTCTGTTTTTTGAATAGCTTCCGCAATTGGAAGTGGATCTTCAATGTCTAAAATAACATCGTAGAGAGTTGCCGTATCTTTGGATACTGCTCTATAAGTATCAGTGCTGTTACCCTGCGGATCAGCGTCAACCAGTAAGACCTTCTTGCCTTGCGACATTAAAATTGACGCAAGTGTAGTGGCTGTTGTGGTTTTTGCAATGCCGCCTTTTTGATTTGCAATGCATATTACTTTCATTGTGAAACCTCCTTTGTGATTACATTATTCTACATTATTTTACAATTCTTAACCCAATTTGACATTTCTTTACAGTAAAATAATGTTTTTTCCTTTCTCAGTTATAGCATACATTGTTAGAACTAAAAAGTCAATAGTTAGAACTAAAAAGTTATAAAAAATATCTTTAAGGTTATACGTGTGACATTTCTTTACAGTAAAATAATGTTAAAAAATGTTGTAAAAATCCCCTAGCATCATAAATACCAGGGGACTATTTATAGTTGGTTGATTTTTGATTTTATATCGGCAATCCTGCGATCAACCGTCCTAGTCGACACAGATAACCGGGTTGCTATTTCGCTGATAGATTTGCCTTTAGATAACATATCAAATGTTATCTCTTCATCGTCCGTGAAATTACTTCTAAGTTTGTAATCATCAAGCTTAGACTGGGTAAGTTTGTGTAATTTCACGGATCACATCATGACTCCTTGATTGTTAGCTCTTTAGAATCAGTTCTTTTGAGAACAATAAGCTGCCTGTCTATATCTGGTATTTTCCAGCCATCAACAGACTCCGAGTCATCTACGATGATAGGAAGGGTAGTAGCGTATTTCTTCTGAAAAGCCTTACAAACATCTGTCTCGATTAAGATTTTTGCACCGTGATTAAGGTTTCTAGCGTATGGTTCACCGTTTACACAGAAATCACACGTTTCTTCTAGGTCGCCATTCACAAGCTGCCTGAAAAATTTTACTTGGCAGTACTCTAAATACTCGTTTACTTTACTTTCCAGAAGCTCATGCTTGCGGATATTGAAGCGTTTCAGCAAGTCGAGTTGTGCCTGTGTATCTGCAATTAGCTGCTCATTCTTTCGGCGCTCGATGTTAAGCTCTGCAACTCTTGCGTCAATCTTGACATTGATTTCGGTTTTTGCAAGCTCTGCTTTTAAGCCTGATAACTGATGCTGAAGATTATTTTCTTCTGCCTTGAGCTGTGCAAACGTTGCATTTGCAGTATTTGCTTCTAACTGGCTTTCAAGCTTTACGATTTCTGCAGATCTGGTTTTTGCTGTCTCGTCTGGCTCTGCTGGAGGTGCAGTGGATATAACTTTTTTCTGAGCAACTAAATCATCGACAACTCTTGACTTTTTATTGGATTCTTCACGAAGGGTAGAAAGCTCTGCATCTGCAGCATTGAACTTTTCGCGTAAAGCATCAATAGCTTCTTTACATTTCATTCCATCGTCTGTGATTTCCTGCAACTTTTCTTCCTTTGATTCTTCAAAATGCTTTCGCATTTCATCCTGCTGATCAGATGGGTATTCACGCTTGCAATACGGGCAAATCAGCAAATTTTCATCAAATTGCATATCTTTATTGCTTTTCCAGTCACTTGAAAGCTTCAAACGCTTAGTTTCAAGATCCCGAATCTCGGAGTCAATCTGGTGCAATTCATGCTCTTTGGCATTTAAACTACTGTTGGATAGGAAAAGTTCTTCCCTTGCTGCCATAATCTGAGCATCTAAATCGGCAATTCTTTTCCTGTTTTCGGCATTAGCGTCATCAGTGGCTTTTAATTGCTCCTGCTTCAACTTATAAATTTGTGCCTGAATTGTACGTTGCTCATCAAATGCCTTCTGCACATCAGCTTGTTTACTCTGGTTATCTTTCAGTCTGCTTTCAATATCTGTAATCTGGCTGTTTATCAAGGCTTCATCAATGACAATTTTCTGCTTTTCCACCTCATCAATGCGGCTTGGAAACTCTTTGCGAATATCAAGCAGTCCTTTAGTGCCATTCCTTCCGCGTCTGCCATTCAGCATAGTGTTGAATTTTGACTTCAATTCATCAACACTGCCATCATCCAACAATGGGAGAAGAGGGGAGAACTCTGGAAAACGTTCACAAACCTCTGCATTGGAACACGTTCCAAAGGTGGATTCCAAGATTGATCTGCAGTCGGCGGCACTCTTTGACAAGAGCGTTTTGGCGTTGATCAAGTTAGAAAGTTCGCTCACAGGAACCAATTTTTCTGCAATAAAATCTTCATAGTCACACTTCTTTTTAGGGATATTATTGATATAATAGTCAATAACATTACCCGTGAAGTCACCCTTTTTATTGTAGTTCTGACGAGAGACCTTTTTAAATGTCTTGCTGGAACCGTTAAGCTCTACGGTCATCTCGACTGTAACCTCAATATCGTTAATCTCGTTACCTGATTTATCATGTGGCCTGATTCCGGTAATTTCTTCGCCGTTCTCACCCCTACAATTCAGTACCCAAAAAATAGCCCTCTTAACTGTGCTTTTTCCAGATTCATTACATCCAGATACCTCTGTCTTATTGTATAAATCTGTGTCTACAGTTTTCCCATTGTAAAAGCTGCAAAAATTATCTAACTTCAAATGCTTAATTCTCATCGTTTCCCCTCTTTCCTTCGTCATCGGTTTCATTTGCGCTTGATGCAGCACACAAAGCAACTGCAAGCACACCAGTAATTCCGCCGAATAATAGTCCTGCTATTAAACCAATTAAAAAATCCATATTATTCGCCCTTTCCGCTTACAGAATCTATCTCAAATGAGAATCCGGTTCTATCTTCAAGCTCTTTCATAAAACGTTCAATGTCTCCGTTGTATTCTTTTGAGAATTTGTCAACATAGTCCATTGTTTTCTGCATTCGTTTGGCGATTGCCTCAGCCTTCCAATTAGGACAAGTATCTGCCAAGGCAAGTCCAAATGATGTTAATATGATACTGTATATGTTGTCCACAGCGTCTTTATTTGCTTTTTGGTAGTATTTGTCATAAAGCTTGCGATCAACGTCTCGTGCAATATTTTCTTTTAACAAAGCGATTCTTACACTTTCTTCCACGCCTGTGATTCGCTGTTCTACGACTTTGTTTCCTTTTTTTGCTTCTCTTTCAGCCCGTCTCCTTTGTGCTCGTGTCATCTGCGCACTCCTTCCTATATACTTATTTCAAACTCTGGCAAGCAAGGTTGCTTGCCAGTTGAGCTGATTCCTTGAATCTTTTGAATTTCTTTTTGCTTCGTCAAAACTGTTGCATACGTTCTTAAAAAGTTACTCTGGACCACCGTTTCGAGATCTGTTTGTTCTGTTTTGGCCCATTTTTCTAAGTTGCCAGGGCTTCCAACGGCTCTTTGAACGCATGATGGCAGTTTTTCAAATTCCTCTTCTGCATGATATGTACTATTGGAAGCAGCAGCGCGAACCATAGCCCATGCTTCCAAACCTGTTGGAATTTCTGGTTGGTTTAATAATGCTATTTTTTCAACAATTTGTCCTATTGTCGGGGCGAATCCTTTACTCTCTGTGAGAATATAGGCTCTCAGTGCTGCATCAACCTGTGAATATGTGTAGTCTGATAGCAGCCTAGCCCAGATTTGAGCAGTAGCATCAATATCTGCGACTTTATAATTTGGATATGCTACAGTCATCACTAGCATTATTTTTTTTGCGTCATTCTCAGTCATTGTATATGCTGCCTAAAATGGCATCGAACTGTGAGCGCTGTGGATTTTGCAGCTTTCTTTCAAATGCTTTTTCTGCTCTTAATGGAAAAATGCCTATCCAACAGTTATCGGTGGACTGATTAAGCAACTGAATCTTTAAATTCTTGTCTCCGTGAGATAGGGATTCAAGCTTAATCATTGCTCTTTCAAGAGCTTTTGAAGTCAGTGGTTTCTTTATCTTTGTTCTCATCGAAGCATAGTCACTTAATGCCTCGTCAAGTTCTGGATCATCTGAGTACTTTCCAGATGCTTTTGCAGTAACAGTCAGTGCCTTTGCATCAGTGTATAATTCCTGCATGGTTCTTGCCGCTTCTTCATAGCCTAGTCCGTGCAATGCTTTAATCGTATTTATTACGTTTTCTTCATACGGCTTGCTTTTGACTTTTGCTATCAATTCTTTCTTTGTCATTTTCTCCATTCCTTTCTAATTCGTTAAATGCCAGATAGCACATAATTCCGCAATCCTGCATTATTTCATCACTCATTCTTCCTCTGTTCGGGTCCAATTCGTCCAGGAATACACCATTGATGCAACTGTGTCCGATGTCTCGTTCAAGCTTCGCACGTGCTGCAAACACCTCTGGAAAATCTTTTCTGATCTTGTTCCAATAGCCCATGCCGCCTTTTACGCAGCCAATACAGTTATTGTTATTGTAGCCCATATCGTACATTACAGGGCGCTTTATACCCAAACGATCAGCAAAAGCATGGCAATCTTGCTTAGACATTTTCTCCCTAATAAGCGGAAATTTATGCTTAAATTCAGGAAAATTTTGTACCATTTGCCTAGCTCTATGTTTTTCATTCGAGTCCATTCCCCATACATACGTTAATTGGTATTGTAAGTGCTCATTTTCCCGCTTTTTGCGAACTGCTTTCTTTAACATTCCTGTACAAGGTGCTCCTTGCTTAGAATTTATAAACCTGAATTTTCTGGCTACATCTTCCACACAGTTAAACTTGGAAGATTTTAAAATTGTTACTTTCTTTCCAATGATTTTTTCTACATCATGTATAAATCTCAGACTGTCTGGGTGCTGATCAGCGATATCTATATATATCCATTCGTCAGCATCCTTTTCCAAATATCCAGCAACAAAACTAGAGATTCCTGCTGATAACCAGCACACTTTGTATTTTTGCATAACACCACGCTACAAATGCATGTATCGTGGATCATAATTCGTTTGCTATCAATTGCGTGTGCAGCGTTTCCACTGCACACCTTTTCAGCCACGGTGTTTAAATTTTCTGATACGCCACCACAAGTCACTGCGCACCAACCTGGTTTACCAGGCATTCGTTATTCCTTTCCTTCTATATTTGTAATTAGGGCATCTGTTGATTCAACAAATACCGCGTCATCTGAAACAACAACTTTATTTTTGCAATAAGGGCACATTACACATTTGTTGTAGTAATTTCTGTGTCCACAGGAGAGTATTTTGTTAAAAAACACATCATTTTCCTCATAGCTCAAATTTCTATCACATTCAGGGCAAGTTATTACGTTTTCTACTTCAATAATTCTGACCATCTGTCTCCTTCCGCAAGTGCCCTTCTCTGGCGGTAAACCTTTGATTCTATTATTCTTTCAATAAAATCTCTGTCGCCAAAAATCATAATGATTTGAGTTAACATTATAATAACATCAGCAGTTCTCTCAAGAATATCTGTTCTCGCTTTTACCAGGTCTGCGGCAGACGTTGGATTTACATTTTCACCCTCCAAATGGCGATGTTTAAGCAGTGCTTTTGTCAGCTCGCTCAGTTCTTTAATTGTCTGGTCGATTTGTTTATCTGCTCCGTAAGTATCAATGCATTCCTGTAGTACTTCTGGATATGCAGTTGTTGGCAATCCTGTTGTTTCGTATATTTTTAAGCGTTCTCGGCTTTCTGCCATTCCAACAAGTGCCATATAAAAAGCGGCGATAAAACTATCAATATCTTCCTCTGGCTTAAATTGCAAATCGTCATACATTTTGTCACTAAATGCTTCATCATTCATCGTTGATGCCTCAGAATCGCCGTATGCTTTGTTAAGATTCCGTGCAAGCTCCATAAGTGGAATTTCACGTTCAAAATCCCTGTACCATACATCACCATCTTTTATAAATACGCAATTGTGCATCAATGCTATGAAGTTTGACGGATTATCAAAAATTGTTTTAACCATATTTTTACACCTCTCTAGCCTTAATTAGTTTTCCTGCCAAGTCGTAATCGTATCCAGAATTTTCTTCTTTTCTGTTCATGTAGTCGCAGAACTCCTGGCATTCTTCTTTTGTTGTGAAGAATGTATGCCACAAGTTTTCTTCTAATTCTTTGAAATCTTTGTTGTGATCCACTATTGTATCTGTACTACGACCATCTGTGTCGAAATACCCATCTGAGATTGCTTTGTACCAGCCTATAATCTTTCCACTAGTATCGCTAAGCATATATAGCAGATTTTCTTTCGGCTGATATATTTTCTTGCGTTCTCCGCATTTGCAATCATCGTCTACCACGTTTCCAGATGGTAATGTCACTTTGACTTTTCTATACTTATCGCACTTGTCGCATTTCTTTTTGTACTGGTAGCTCCAATTTGCTGACCACATAACAGCCTTAAATTGTTCCATTAACTCTTTCAGCCTAGCTCGTCCAGCTTTGGCTCCAGCCTTTTTCGCTGCGCTTTTGTACTCTGCTTTCTTTCTCTCGTAATCTTCCTTTATGGATTCAAAATTCTCCTTGATCTCCTGCAATTTTTTGTTTTCCTCACGCAGCTTTTCAAGTTCGTCCTTAACTTCCTTTTTTACAGATTCCCGAAGCTCGTTTTTAAGTTCTTCGATTTTTGCGTCAAACTCGCTCGGCCCGAAATAATCTTCGTCATCCATGTAATACATATTATCATTCCTTTCGTTTTTGCAAAGCAGCAGTTGATTCAACAACTTCAAATTTGATTGGTAAAAAAGCTGTAAATCTCGATTTCATCCAAGGTTTTTCTTTGGAAGAAAACTCGTCACCATATTCTGAGCAGCATACAATGTTTCCGATGGTATACTTGAAATGGTGTGAATCAAAATAATCCTCATTTTCTGGAGCTTCTTTTAGTACTTTTGTATTGTATGTTTTACAGTTGAGTACACTTAGAAGCACATCACTTGCTACATCGTACATAAATAACAATGTGCCGTCGTTAATGCTGCTACTCATTGTGTAGTAGTTAAAATCAGCATCATCGTCATAGTACACTTCACTAATGAGGTTTCCGCTTTTTGTCTTTAATTCATAGATTTTATTGCCACTATCTTTTTTAATTATTTCATATATATCCATCTCATACATTGAATCAAATTTGCAATCAGGTAGTCTCTGCTTGATGTATTCAATTGATTTTCCCATTCTCAATGTCCTCCCAGTCAATCTTCTGCCCACAATCTGAGCAATATGGTGATTTCCTTGCAATACTTATGCCACTCCATACTGTCTTTCCGCAGCACGGGCATTCCCACAACTCGCAGTGGCTTTCTATCCATGCGTGCGGTTGATCACCTCTATTTTCATGGACGACAGACTTGCGAATTACTTTAACTGGTGGCTGCGGAAGCCGCTTCTTTAAGCATTCTACTGCTGTTTCGTAAGCAGTTTTTTCTCTTCCAATCCTCAAACTTGTCTGCATATCGCAGTTACAAACTCGATGCTTCATGCATTCCAATTCATGGTTAAAATAATCAATAGACTCCTTGACATGATCATTGCACTTATTCATCTTTTAAATATTTTCTCCTTTCTTCTTGATCCGGAATGTCGGCAAAACGATATGTGGAAAAAGTATTTGCATCCATTGCTGTCCAACTGCTTCTACCCAAACTAAAAACAGTTACAAGATTGCCTTGTGCTGCGGCAAAGTGAGCTTTGATCCAGTGACCATTCATAGAATCTCTTACTAAAATTTTAGTATCTACAGGAACCTTGTTCCAATCAATCTTTCCTGGCTCGCAAGAACTTTCAGCCCAATGTATAAAGGCTTCATCACAAGAATATTTTGTATGAGCGAATTTGCAATGCCTGCATTCTTTGTGGCACTCGAGTATTTGCTCATTTATCAGAGCCGGATGTATTCCTGTTTTGAATAGAATTTGCATTATTTCTTCTGAATACTTTTCTCTATTTGTCATGCTATCTCCTTATGCGAATTTAAGCTGTCCAGTTTCTTCTTCTCTAACCTTCATATTTGGCATTCTCTGCCGCAAACACATCTCTGGAAGATTTGCTCTTACTAGTGCTGCAGGAATTGGTGGACACACCGCATTTCCACACCTTTTAACTTGCTCTGACCGAGGATATGATTTGCCAGAGTAATCGTGGTCAATGATATAATCATCGGGGAATCCCTGACATCCATATAACTCACGCGGTTCTAACATGCGAAGTCCTATGTCTACGATTTGGTAATCTACGCCTTTGATTGTAACAAGCCCAAATCTATCATGTGTTGTTACGGTGTCTAGGGGCTGTTTAATATTCTGACCATCATTGCTGCCATAATATTTAATCAGGAAAGCTCTGACTTCCCCAAAATGGCCAGCTGACGTTGCTACAGTATGTAATGGCTCTCGCTCATCCTGCCCGATACCGGTCTTATAGAATTTGCTCAAGAAAGATGTTACAAGTCCGTATCTGTTTGAGCTATCTACAGTCATTATTGGTTCGCTGATGCCCTGTCCGCGAATACTGTCATTTTCATATGAATGATACTGGGTTAGGATCGGAGCTACTAGGAAATTCTTGTCTTTTGCAACGATAGTATGCAAAGGCTTTTCTACACTGTATGCTCTTGGGCTTTTTTGATTTTTAGATTCGCCATATCCGATTTCAACAATGAATGGATCAGCATTATCAACAACAAATTTCTGAATGCCTCGCGCAATCCGTTGCATTGTTTTTGGAGCTAATGGTCTGACTGCACGAACACCATACTTCTTTTTAATCTCTTCCGATGTGTTAAAAATGCTTGGACATGGAATTGAAAAGTCTAATTGTGTGTATGCCCCTACATATGGCTTTAAAATACCCTTTTTAACCGCTTCACTATCTAATGGAGCATGTGTAGGCTCAGGCCATAATATTGGCTTATTATCGCATCTGGCAATTAAGAAGAATCTTTTACGCATTGTAGGCGCACCGTAATCAGCTGCGACTAGTTCGCGAAACTCTACAGTATATCCTAAATCTGTAAGTTGCTTGATAAAACGTTTGAACGTTTCTCCTGACCTTGATTTTATAGGGTGATGCCGTCTATTAAGCGGTCCCCATGTTTTAAATTCCTCGACATTCTCAAGCATTATCACTCTAGGTCTAACTAGTCCAGCCCACCTGCAAGCCACCCAAGCAAGGCCACGGATGAATTTATCCTTCGGCTTTCCGCCTTTAGCCTTGCTAAAATGCTTGCAATCTGGCGAAAACCATGCAAGCCCGACTGGGTGCCCACCACAAGCCTTTACTGGATCTACCTGCCAAACGTCCTCACAATAATGTTTTGTAGTTGGATGGTTAGTTCGATGCATTCTGATAGCTTCTGGATCATGGTTGATTGCAATATCAACACTTACCCCTGTTGCCATCTCTATTCCTGTTGAAGCTCCGCCACCACCTGCAAAGTTGTCTACCACTAATTCACCGTTTATCATAATCTCTCCTGCTAACATGTGAGTATCTGTATTTTCTCTTTTGGTTTTTTACAACTCGTTCCTATAAAAACAATAACGTTATAAAAGAATCAAAACCCACAAAAGTATCAGTGAGATAATCCACAATGCTCCAAATGATGCTCTAGTCCTTTTGGGTCCTATGTAGTGCAGAAGCTGGGCTAAAAGCATAACCACACATAAAACACTCTTAATTATCTGCATAATATTCAACTCCTCTCATTCTTTACGTTTTACAAAGGATTTGCATTCTGTATTCAACAAGCATCCATAATCACGACCTATGGTATAGCTCGGTATCTCGTATCCATTCTCACAAACGCGACAATATCCGCCACATTTATACTTGCTATTTACAGCTTTTTCTGCTTTAAGCTGATCCAGTTTATCTTCAAGATTTACCTTTGCATTTTTAAGTTCTGTGTTCTCCCTGATTAGGCTATCGTATTTGCTTCGACTCATTATTTTGAACATTCGTGCCACCTCGCCCCATAATATTTAAAACTATGATTGCTATGTTGCACAGCAGTATAACGATAAGTGCTAAAATATTCACGATTTCAGCAGTTTTTCCGTACTTTAGCGGAGATTTGTATGCAGCTCTAACCATTATGATTTGAACTGCAAGAAATACAAATTCGATGCATAAGATAATATGCTTAATGCTCATTTATTGCTCCCTTCTGATACCTTATTATCATTTTCTTGTGCATCCTCGAAGAATGATTTGATATCAAACCACTTATCATTGATTATATTTCCAATAATTTTTAATCTTCTATCTCCAGTTACTGCGGTTCGTATATATCTTCCCTCTAAATCACTCAACTTTGTAACTCCGACTGTATCCATTATTCTAGCAATGGATTCCATTCCCGGACCATAGCCACTAAATTCTTTCGCCCCCAGATAACCGTGTCCGAGACTATATCCGCCAAAAACGCATCCCCAACCTGCACCTTCAACAACGACATCAAACGATATGCAACCGTGATTTTCCATTGTTAACTCTGCGCCTTTGATTTGTGCGTTTCGGATATCGTATCCTTCGTCAATAAGCTTTTCTTCTGTCCAGATCTTCATGCGTCCTCTCCTTCCTCACTTAGATACTTATTTTAAGGAAGTTAGCTGCTGTAGCAGCCAACCCCGAAATGTTTTATAACTCGTTAATCATCTTATCCAATTCCTCATCAGAAAAATTCTCCAGTGCAGCTTCTTCTCGTCTAGCCTTGATAGCCAACAGTTTCTGCTTCCTCTCTTTATTGACCTTCTCATTTTCTCTGATCTTCTGTTCTTCTAGCTTCACAGAAACAATGTATCGAACGATTGCAATCTTATCAGAAAGTTCTTCATCTTCTTTTGTCTTTAGCTTCAACAGACTTTCTTCTGACACCTTCTTTACTTCTGCGTTCAAGGTCTTGAAGACTGAATCTAAATCAGTCAGGCGAAGATCCCATAAATCCTCAATAGTTATCTGTCCACGATACGGGAAACGGTACTTACATCTTGTTGCTAACTCAAATAAATTCTTTTCCATAATAATTTCTCCTTAAAATTTAACTTTCATAATACGTTCTGTCGCGCCCTTGACTTTAACAACCAATTCTGCTCTTTTAGTCATGCTAAAGCCAATTCCAGACAGCTGGTCATACGCATCCTCTACATGGCACTTCGCACCTAAAGCTTCAAACACTCTTTTATGTGGTTCAAGCTCATGCTTTAAGAACTCGTTATAGTATCCGTTTGGTTCTTCTGTGTTCTTGCATCCCTTTAAGAAGAAGAACAAATGCCTGTGACCAATTCCGTTCTGATTATCAAAATAATTTGGACTATAGCTAATCACTGATACAGGCACAAACTGATTGGTACTTACTCCCCAGATTTCTTTGCTAATGGTCTCAGATGTCGTAGGAAGAATCGGTTTAATTGTGAACTTTCTATTTTTATCCATTGTTACCTCAGCAATTTTGATTTTGCCCACAACTGGATGTGGATAGCTAAAGCTATAAGTCTCCTCGCCAAAAGCAATCTCAGCGGAAAATCCTTTTGACCCTCTTGCATCAAACTGATTAACATAGAATTTGTATGTTCCAGGAATCATTCGATTGTAATTGCTCCAAACAATATTCTCAACAGATGGAACTCCTGGTCTTTGACTCATTGGCTCTCTAATGTCAATATCCAAATTTCCGCCAGTTCGACCATGTTTATCCGCAAAATAGATTTCGTTGCCGTTTGGTTCTTTGCAATGAGCATCCAAATCACTATTGTCGTCTTGACCATCATTCCACTGGATAGAGAATCGAAGCACTCCATCAACCTTTCCTCCGGCATCCTTTACATTCTTGCGGATATCAGAATCAGTGATATTTCCACTATAAGCCCAACTTAAAGGATTGTTCCATTTAAACATTGACCTTGCATCCTTATTTACTGGGGCAATCAACGAGACAAAATTAGAAGCATGTTTATTTTCAACAAAAGCTTCTAATTCTCTAGCTGTAGGAAGCACCTTGTCAATGAAATCCTGTGCTGAAATTTCTTCAACTTTAGAGAACTTTTTTGGATTTACCACTACCTCCTTCTCCATCTGACCAAAGATGTCATCTGCTCCGACGATTCTTTTTGCAGCATCTTTGTTTGAAAACAGGATATTATTGACTGTAATATCATCAAGATTGGCAAAGCGACGTTGAAGAGCATCCATATATCCCAATTCCGCGATTGTCTTCTTTGCATCTTCTAACATCTTTTTCGTAAAAATTGCTTTGACTCTCTTGTAGTTTGCCGGAGCTACAATTACTTCATACTTTCGAACAGCTTGATCGAGATCCATCCCCTTACTAATATTGACAAGCAAGGTTCCAATGGAATGATTTCTAATTCTGCCAATTACCGGACCCACTTCTGCTGACTTTTCCCATGCAAAAAGATCTTTCTGGGAATCAGGCAGTTTTTCATATATCCTCTTATATTTCTTGAACTCAATTAACTGAATCTTCCACTCTTCACCCTTATACAGCGTGTTCGAATTGATTAACTCAAGTACTGTGTCAACAGCCTCCATACTAATTTCATCAAGCGAATGTTTGAATACGTTCTTGGTGTCTCTATATTCGGCACAAATACTCTCGTTAGATTTGCCACTCCTGTTTACCCATTTGCCTGGCAAATCTAAAAACATATGTGTCCACTCATGAGATCTTCCATTGATTTCTTCAAAATCATGGTCAGTTCCAACTCTTTTGAATTTACTAACAAAAATGTCAGAAATTGCATTCCCCTTTATAAAAGCGTCTAAAGCATCACACACTTTCTGGAACTCTTCGCTGCCGGCATCAAATCCCCAAATTGTATGAATTGTACCATCCTTAATAGTTACAGCAGCTCCAATGCTCTTGACAAAATGTCTGCAGCAACTGCAATCATACTCTCGGCGCTTTCTGAACAAAATGTTTGTACCAGGTCCAAAACTGTCCAAATATAAATTCCACATTTCATCCTTGTCCACATTTACGATGTATAGTTGCTTGCAGCCTTTCATTTCATCTTCAAAATGTTTCTGCATTCTTGACCTAAAAATATCAAAATTATCCATTGATCATATCTCCTTCCTCATAGTTCTCAACACTGATAAGCTCCATAAACTTATCTCTCTGGCGCTCTGAAACCTTGTTACCCTGCTTTTCGGGCTTAACAGCAATTGTAAGGTGTTTCTCAGCAATAGATGATAATTCCTTAGCTAGCGATTTCTTGCCTTGCTGTATGCCCTCAAAGTAGCTTCTAGGTTGCTTTCTGTCTCCTATAGTTCCACTTGAACGGTTTTCACCTTGTCCACCCAGACTAACATTCCGAAGTTGATAGCCATTTTCTGCATAAAATCTGATGTAATACTTTTCCTGCTCGTCAAGCTGATCAATAGGAACATTCATGTATTCAACCTTCCACCCGTAAGGATTGTCCGCTGAATACAGTTTGTGCTTTCTAAGGCTCAGGTCTATGTGCTGTTTGTAGCCAACCATATGACTTGCCAACCTGCTAAGTATGTGCATGGCTTGCCCGACATACGCAAACTGGAAACCGTTCTCATCCTTTCTGGTCAAAATGTAGATCCCACTTGCGTCGTTCAGCTGGGGATTGATTTTCAGCAGTCGCTTCTTGTTCTCCTGCTCTATGGCTTTTGCCTTTGCAATGTTCTTGCATTTATTCATCAATAACCTCTATTTTCTTGATATGATTATTTTCCACACTCTCTCCTCCTTTCACACTTTTTACATAGCCAAACCGACCATGTGAATAAAAATAGCTTATGCTGGCTTCCTGATCTGCTTTCCCATTATCAATATGGCTTTGGCAGCATTGCTCTGCTCGCTTTCTGGCGCCCTCTTCTCCAAATGCCTGTACATCCCAACCTTCTCCACAAATATTGCAATGTATGTATTTTTTTACTTTTACTTGATGTCCTTCACGGAAATGTTTTTCTATTTCTGCTTTATTTGTGGAGTTCAGCATACAAATCGGGCAATAATAGTAGGTCATGCTTTTAGTTCGTTCAAACTTCATTTTTGCCTTCACTTTTTCAACTCCCTTCCAAGTTCTTCTAAGCAAAAGCAGAATGCTTCGCAACTCAACTTTCCTAAAGCAGAAACTGATTTTTGCAGTCCATCTTTAATTCTTTCAAGGCAACTCCCCAAATCTGTAAATGTAGTTGTTTCTGAATCCATAATTTTTTTCGATGGTTCTTCAAGCGATACCAGTTGCATAGCTTGTTGATATTGCTTTGGATTCATACCATAAAGTTTCTTAAACTGCTTCTTTCTCTGTCTTTTATTCATTTGACTGTCCCCACCACTCTCTACAAATTTCCCAAGTTTTGCCATCTTTTTTGCATAACAGTCTGATCATTTTACTTGAATTAACGAAAGCTATAACTGTTTTCGGAACATTTTCGCTTTTCATGAAATAATCCCTTGGATTCATGCCGTGAATCTTCTTGAACCGTTTCTTTCTCTGCCGTTTATTCATCGTTTACACCTCCTTCCAGTATTGCTCAAAATCTTCTACTGTGACCAGGAACAAAATGTGCCGTTTTTCACTAAAAATGGTAACTTCGCCTCCTTCCTTGCGTTTAAACTGCCACTTTTGTTGTGATAAGCAGCTTATCCAACATTGATCGCCAAATATATATTGGCGCCATACTTTAGGTCTGCACCATCCTTCTTTATCCATTGGATTTTTCCTCAAAGGCTTCTTTCATGGCTGCTGTAAGCTCGTTTGCATCGTGGAGTGCCACTTCTGCTTCGTTGAATTTTCCTTTTTCCAACCTGCTGCTAGCCACCCTGATAAGGAAGTCACGAAGAATTACAGCTGCGTCATTACTATAAATATTTACTGAGACGCATTTCTTATCCTTTAATGTGTAGCTTGATACCATTGACATTTTTATACCTCCGTTAATCTGCCAAATTTTTTTAATAAATCATTCTTATTCATCCTTAACATCCTTCGGTTCAAATTTTGGAAACGGCATCCAGTAAGCAACATGCATTCTGTCTTTAAGTAGCATTGGTACTGTCGTCCACTCACCGTTAATGGTTTTACCTGTTCCAACTACAAAATTATCTTCATCGTGATTATTGGCTAATACTACTAAAACGGTATTTGAATTTTTTTCCCAAAACGAATTGCACCACTTGTCGGTTCCTTTGAACTTTGCAAATATACTGTCGCGTTCTTCTGGCATTGCTTCTTCGACTGAAATCCAATCATTTTTCTCGATTTCATCAGCAAGTGCCGATAAAGTCTGTTCACAGCTAGAAGCTATCTTCAAGGCAAGCTTTTCGTACTCACTTTTAGGTGCAAATATATCGCACTCATCTATGTACTTTTGGCAAAGTGCAACTTCTTCTTTGATTTCTTTTAAATATTTTTTAATTGCTGTTCCTCCTCTGAACTTGATTCTGTCCCCTGGTGAATGCTACTCTCAATTTCTTCATCGGTTGGCACAATGGCATATAGAGCCTTTTCTAAAATGTTCTCTACAAGTCTCTTGAATGCAGCCTTGGCATTTTCTGCGTTCTTATATTTGCCAATTGGGTAATCAGTCGACTCGTTTGAACCTTTAACGTGTTTTAATAATATTTCTGTTCTTGAAAGTCCGTTAATGTAAATGTCAACTACATTGTCCCAGTTGTAAAAAGCATTTCTATCTTGTCTTACAATGATCACCTCAAACATCTCCCTTCTTTTTAATTAAACGGTAGTCCTTCATCTTCCACATTATCTGGAATGTTCATAAAACCTTCATATCCACCTGCAGGTGCCGGTTCTGGAGCTGGCTGCGTATTCTTTTTGCTCTCTGCGAACTCCTGCTCCTCGACAACCACATCAGTGGTATAGACCTTTTGACCGTCTCTGTTTGTGTAACTTCCGGTCTGGATACGACCTGTGACAACGATCTTGGTTCCCTGATGCAAATACTTCTCGGCAAACTCGCCACTCTTTCCGAACGCTATACAGTTGATAAAATCTGCTGACTGTTCGCCCTGCTTGCTACCTCTGCGATCTACTGCCAATGTATATCTGGCGATTGCAAGGGGCTGTGCACCCTGTGAGTAACGCACTTCTGGGTCACGGGTAAGTCTACCCATTAAAATTACTTTGTTCATACTGAACCTCCTTTAAAGCTTGATTCTTTTCTTTCTTCTGCCTAGTTCCCTCTGCCTTGTAAGAGTGTACATAAGCTCTTCCTCTGCTCTTATTTCCTGCTTAATCTTCAATTTAAACATTGTTCGCATAGCTTTGAGAAAATCTTTTCTTTCTTTTTCTGCCATGCTAGGATCAAAAGCAAGCGTAGGTACAATTAACTTTTCATTCAGTAAAACTTGCCGATTTTTCTTCACTTTGAAGCCCTTCTTTCTTTTAATACTGAAACACCCCTGCGTCCATTCTTTCGTTATATCTTTTCTCTGCATAGTATCTGAATGTGTAATATTCAAGACCACATTTCTTTGCAGCTTCGCTGCATCCAATGTCTCCTTGTTCCCATTCCAGATATACGTCTGTGAAGTTTAGTGGAAGAATCACTCCTCTCTGGATTCCCTTCCTCTGCTCTCCAATCTCTTTCAAACGGATATTTGCATACTTGCGGAATGTTGTATGCGATATCCCACATTGTCTAGCTGCCTTTTCGTCTGAGAGCAATCCGAGCTTCCATTGTTCAAAGCAATCATCAAACATTGGCGGCAAAGGCTTTGGTGGTACTTTGTTACCTGTCTTGACGGTATGCCTATCACCTCTCTTCGCAAGTTCTTCCCTTGCATACTTCTCAAAGGTAGTAATGCAAACACCTATCTTCTTTGCACCTTCTGGTCCAGTTATCTTTCCGTCCCTCCAGGCAATGTAAAGCTCCTCTGGAAGTGTAGTTTTTTTCGCGACAAAGTTTGATCTATGACCTGTTTGCTTTTTAAACGGCTTTGCTTTAGCTGCATCCTGCCAGTGTAGCCAATTTTTATACATTGGACGCTGGCTAAACTTTGAACAGTGATATCCTAACTGGATATTATGTGCACGGTTATCAGCTTCTTCCGCAGCTTCTTCTTTGCTCAGAAATACCGCCCTTCCAAGTGCTAATCTCTCCCAATGATGTATGTTATTCGTATTGCTTCCGATGTCACGTTTTTCGGTTATCGTATCAAAATGTGTGTCTGTCACGGCTATAACAACCGATTCAACAACTTCAAGTCCGTAGTTGTCGAACCCTTCGAATCCCTTTTGCTTTAACTCATAGTTGCTTAATCGGTATTCCTCTACGTGATAGACAGGAGTTCCGATCTTAATCTCACCCATCTTGCACCTCCTTTATCAGTTTTAGATCATATCCACCTTCTACAAACTCTTTAGTGAGCTTGTGCCTGATACCATTGCCTAAGTACTGGTATATATCAAGCATGTCATCATCAGAAAAATTTGTCCGCAGATACTGGTTTATACTCTTTCGGGTTCTATTCCAGAATCTTACGTTCCTTATGTGTTGCTGATAAACCATTGTTTTGCAAGCGTCCCTTGACACAGATTCAAGCAACTTACATTTAAGATCTTCTTCACTCTCAATGTCAGCTACGGAAAAACCAGAACGCTGCTTGTTTAAGAGCAAGTATCCATCGCTGTTGATACTGCTACCAGGAAAGCATTTCATAAGTTTTAAAATTTCATTCAGAATTATTATTATCACTCCAATCTATCTTCTGTCCGCAGTACGGGCAGTGTACGCAAACTCCTGCTTCTGATTCATACCGTGTGCCACATGTCGGGCAATACCATTCGTATACATTTTCGTTTGATGCACAGATGACTGGTTCTTCTGCAATTGTTTTATGCATGTCTCTGTTTTCGAGAATGTGATCGACTATTTCACATGCCGTTTGTAGGGGTACTACACGGCAATAGGTATGTGGATATGCTGTCGTAACCATCAATTCACTATTGCTAACCAAAAGGTTTTTGATTTCATCACTTTTTGCAATAGACATTTAACAATCCTCCCAATCAATCTTCTGTCCACATTTTGAACAATAGGAAGCAAGGCAATCATTTATGATGTTTCCACATACAGAGCAGCTACATGCGTTCTTGTCTGCTAGAATAACCAGTTTTTGTGGAACCTGCTTTTTAAGAGCGCTATGTGCCTTCATGAATACAAACGCGGTTCTCATTGATTTTTCAACTGCCTTGTAGTCCTTTTTCTTCAAGGCTTGCTCAGTTGCTCTGGTGCAAGTATCAAGTTTCTTCTTTAATATCTTCAAGGCTTCTTTATTGCTCATTTGCTTTTCCTTTCTTACAGGAACGGACATGTTTCGTAATTAAACAATTGCCAGGTCTTACCTGCTTCTGCAACGTCCACATTTGCCATTCTTGCAACTTCTTTTATTCTTACTAGCATTTCCTCTTGTACTGCATTATTTGCGCTTAAATGGCAAATAATGACGTTCTGGAGTGCGTCTGTTGTGTTAGCTTCTATGAAGCCTGCACACGTTTCTAATTCCATATGCCCCTTAATGACATGCAATCGTTTACCAGTGACATCCTCTGAAATGTACTTCTTTTGGTAATTGCAAGACACCAGGATATGGTCAATATCCTTAAATCGCCACCTTACAAACTCCGTATCAGTAATGTAGAGCATTCGCCCCATCTCTGGGTGCTCGATGATGAATCCATAGCACGGGCACTCTGTACCGTCTGCATCGGTATGTTTGAAGTGTCCATGCACATCATTCATTGGAACTGATACAATTCTAAATTCACCATAGCCACCGATATAGGAGTTATCTTCATAAGGTTTGTAGACTGGGATTCCCATTTCTTCCAGATCACTGACTGCTTCCGAGTGATCTCCGTGTTTATGTGTGACAACACATCCAACAATATCAGATACTTTCCAGTCGCAGCCCTTTTTGATCTTCATGATTGGGATTCCTGCATCAAGAAGAAGCATCTTGCCTTTGTTATCCTTTAAAACATAGCAATTACCAGAACTGCCGCTGGCTAAGCATGTTAGAATCATCTAAAAACTCCTCTCTTGCGTTCATCCCTCCACACTTTCGATGTGGTAGCGACCGTAACCGCTAGTTCTTCCACTTCCAATTCCGTTTCCAAAACCTGCAAGACGAATAATGTTTAAGATCTGTTCCAGAGAATATGCATTCTCCGTATATTGAATTGTAAATGTTGCACTCCATCCGCTAAATCTATTCAGTCGTACAAGTACCGGAGCGCCCTTCTTTGGCGACATAAGTTTTTCGTCAATAAAATGTTCCGCAAACTTGATTGGAACCAGATTGCCCTTTGCAATGACATTTACAGCGGCATTGAACTTAGTTGCGTAAGTATCAATCTTGTTCTGTACAACAGCCTGTCCAAACGACTTTTTCAAACCAAATGCTGTAATGCACGGTGCATTGTTGGTCAGTGCTTCTCTCAAACCTTCCTCTGTGAAATCTGTAGGCTTTCCACCATACCAGTGCATGGCAGTGATCACTTCTTCCCATACATTTGTAGCTGCTGTGTCCTTAGCCTTGTTCTTTCTCTCGTCAGTAAGCTTCCTGGCGCTACAATCATTCATTTTGTTAAGCACCAGGTCCCCATCACCTGCAATAGTAATTCTTGCCTGCTTGATGCTTAACGGCTTTAATTCGATAACCTGTGTTTCTTCCTTCTTTGTCATAATTTGTTTTCTCCTTTTTTGTTTTGGTCTAAGCTTCCGCTCAAGATGCGACACAAGTGTTATAATGTTGTGTCATATACTGCTCTGTGCTATTTTGTATTGCTCTGTAATATTATGTATTGTGGCTTATGCCGCGTCTCAAATGGAAGCTTTAAGTGTTCTGGTAACACTTGCAGGCAACATGAAATGTTTTGTACTGCCTTGTTGTGTTATGTCATGTCGTGTCCTGTTATGTGCTGTCTTGTTTTGTAATGATTGGCAACTCATGTTGCCTGCAAATGCTACCAGTTTATTTTTATGGTATCCACTCGGTATATAGCATAAACTATGCATAATTATGTATATTGTTGTATTCTGTGATGTTTTAAACTATCCTGTACTTTGTTATGACATATTGCTTATGCCACATATAGAATGGATACCTTTTGCGTCGTGTTATGTACTATTCTGTCTTGTATTATTCTGCCTTGTACTGTTTTGTTTTGCTATATTCTGTTCTGCCCTGACTTATGGGCTAGCATAAAGCAACAAATAATCTGTTTTGTGGTGTTGTGTATTGTTATATTCTGTCCTGTCCTATCACTTTTTGTTATATAATTGAGACTTACTTGCTGCCTCATGTTAGCCCATAAAATTTGCTTAACTCGAATGCTCTGTGAATGATGCAATGTTATGTGCTGTTGTGTCGTGTTATGTTCTGTCCTGCGCTGTTATGTTTTTGACATATGAGCCATTTCTTTTCTCAGATGGTGCATACCGTTACACCATCCATAGAACACTCGAATTAAGCATTGAAACTGTTTAGACGGCTATCTTGTCGATTTCTTCAAATACGCTCTCTAACTCAGAAAGCGACTTATACCGATTTTGAAAGCTTCTCAGCTCTGCGTAAGCCCTCTGCAGCAACTTCTGATACTCGTCATGTTGTGTTGCAAAATGTGTTGTCGGCATATACACATTTCTCTGGCTTGTGATCTGGAAGTGTCTAATAGGCGGTTTGCTATCCTGCTTTGGTACAACCACCAAGAACTGAATAAGCTGTCTTGCCTGCTGCAAGCGATATTTCTCTGCCGCTATGCTATCGTTCCATTCAAAGCACTTGTGCAGCTCTGACTGTTCGTCTCTCGCTTTCTCAAGTACTTGTTCTGGCGTGATCTCTACATCTCTTCCGATTTCATCCAGACACTTTGCGGCATTGGCTTTAAAAATCCCTTCTATTCTCCATTTAATTTCATCCATAGGCTATCTCCCGATCAGGCAGACATAAAAGGTGGCAAAGCATCTTTGTTTGCTTCCTTATTCTGCTCATTTGGTTCTTCAAATACCTGTGAATTTGCATTTTCTGAAATATCTTTCTCCATCTGTTCCTGCAAACTTTCACTTGTGTATTCTTCAAAGTCATTGTCCTCTGCTTCTTCTTTTGTATAAAGTCCCATTGCGACTTCTGGACAATTGAGTCTTGAAAAAAATGAAGCAGCACGATATCTGAGCATGAGCTGTGGCATTGTCTTCCACTTACTACCGTTCTTTGCAATCCAGCCTTCATCCTTTGCCATTTGCATGTCAACTGTCATACCATCAACTCGTCTGCCGTCTTTGGTAGTCCAAGCGGTACAAGAAAAAGGTTTTCCGTCTTTGTCTTTTGTTTCCTCGTACTGTAGCTCCATGTCGAATTTACGGCTATTGTTAATTCTTGCAATAAGAAACTGTGAACTCCAAGACGGTCTACCTTGAATAGGATATAAATTCTGCATAACCATCATTGCGCTCGCACCCATTCGTTGCGCCATTTCGATGGCGATTAAACAGTTAGATGGATTCTTCTGGTATATAGCCGGAACAATTGTGGATTCAGCTAACGCCTTTGCCATCTGCATAGCCATAATGAAATTATCGCTTGTTCCGAAAATCCCAAGACTATAGTCAGTTACTCTCTTTGTTGACTGCTGCACAGCCTGCTTTCCACTCTCTACAATTGCTGTATCTGCCATTATTCCTCGCCCTCCTTGACTTCTTTAACCTTGATATGTATCTTGTTTAATAACTCACTCAATTCCTCAAATGATTTAAGCGTAAAACTGCTAAACATCACGAGTGCGATAGCGTCTTTTGCTAAATCGCCTGAAAAATATGATATTTTGCCTTGTACCACTTTAAACTTCAACCCTGCCGGGAAAAGCTTATCATCACCTTTTACAACTTCGACTGTGCCATTGTAAGGAACTGGCTGTTTTTTCTCTTCCTGCTCCGGCTCTGTGTCCTCTGCACTGTCTGTGTCATTATTCTTGTCAGCCTTTAATACATCTAGTAATTCCTGCGCAGCGTCTCTGAGTGCTACCAAAAAACTAAGATCATCTTTACTTTTGAAAAGTCCCAATCCCACTTCTTTGGTTTGATTGTCTTTAATAGCAATCATTCCTATACGTTCTCCAGCACATATCTTAAATCTCTCACTCATAATTATTCTCCTTGTTCAATTTTATTGTTTTCTGGCACTCTTTTAAGTGTCTTGATATTACTTCTTCCATAGGCTTCTATCCATGAAAGATCTACCGGCTCATCTACTACTGTGACTTTTGTGCCGTTTGGAGTTACTGCTTCGTCTCCAGGCTTTAAATCTTCCTCTGTCGCAAAACAATAGCTGCGCTTACTGCCCTCATATCGAGCTTTTACATAATTACTCATTAGCTTTCTCCTTTTAATAATTTTTACTGTTTAATTTCTTTTGCAAAGATTGATGGAGAAAAGATACAAACGGGGCGAACACCGAAGTTGTTGCGGCAAACGCCGTAGACGACGTTGCCGGATGGAACAACAGCGGCCACCCATTTATAATATTCGTTGCACGGCGTACTCCATGGAGTAAGTAACCACCAGTAATACTCTTCGTTTGGGATCAGACTTCTGCATTTTCTGTACTCGTCAAGTGTAAGCATTGATACCTTATCCTTACACTTTTCATATTCCTTCTGCCCATCAACAGATAACAAATCCCTTTCAAATTCAATAATATTTTCCTCTCCAATTTCATTTTCTATTTTTTCAAGGAGATCACTATTCAGATGCTGACGTAGTTCACTGATTCTCCAGTCATTTATGTCTGGATCAAATCTCATCAACTCTGATTTTTCTGCAAGGCACATGCAACCCAAATCAAGAACATCAATGATTTTCCATTTTAGCCCTGCAAGTTCGAACTGATTGCCTGCTTTAGGCTCAACATCAATTTTTCTTTTTGAATTACCTTCTAAGATATTTACTCTTTTCTTTAGATCATTGAACTGTTGTTGCAGCTCTTCTAATGTCAATTCAGCCATTTATTTTCCTTTCGATACAAAGATGTTGGATTTTAGGATAAAAGCCGGGCGAACATTATTGCCTTCACAGCAGTAGCTGCTGTTGACATAGCCAGATGGGCGAACAACTGCTATAGAATTATTGTAGTCACAATGCAGACCGCTCCATGCTGTACAAGTCCACCACTGTCTACTCAACTTTTTGTTAACAAGCAAATTGATATACGCTCTAACCTCACCAAAGGTCAGCGGTCTTACTTTACAGGTAAGCGCTCCGTAGTCATCCTGACCGTTTACAGTTGTTAGATTTACGCAATGTTCTACAAGATTCTCGGCTCCGATTTCGGATTCAATAGCCGGTTGGATTTCACCCTCAATATAATTTTTTAACTCGGATGCCTTGTAATCTGCTGTGTCATATGCAAATCTTCTCACTTTCGCTAGATAGCCCTTTGTGATAACTTTGGTTATTCCTTCACATTGTTCAAGAACAATGCATTCCCTTTCTCCGACAAGGAATGTCTCTCCAGGCATTAAGCTAGCCAATTCAACCTTGTTACTCTGCTCTCTTTCTTCAAGCATTTTTACCAATGCTCTTGCAGCTTCAAGTTCTTTACTCATCTGTCTCCTTTCTACAGCCGCGGTGACTTGACCAAATCACGCACAACTCTATATTTTGAAATGTTTTCTCCATCTTTCTCAACAAAGTAGAACGCTCCATCATTCGGTTCTCTGAAACCGCTGTAATACTTTGTATTTACCATTACCGCATCCTGCTCCTTGCAGTGGCTGCACCATTCGCGGATTTCTGCGCCGAGGTAACTTTCTCCGCTGTTCACTACAACCATTTGCTCTCTCCTTTCTTTTCTTCTCTGGTGGATTGTAGCAATCTATAAACTCGTGTAAGTCATACAAGCTGCATCCTCTAAATTTCAATGTTTCATTTTGTTTCCATAAGCGTTCTGCTCTCACACCAAATTCGTCTGAAAGGCTCTGGATCAACCCTTTCATGGCTTTCTGCCTAGCTCTTTTAATTTCTGTTGCCGTCCTTCCAGACCTTGGCGCTATTGCATCCACTCTTCTACAGATATGTCCAATCAGCTCTAACCGCTGCTCCTCTGTTAGCTTCATAGGCTTATTGGAGCTGGCGATAAATCGCCTGAATGATCTTGGCATCATACAACGCATTGTGTTTTACCCCTTTGGGAAGTGGCTTTCCCAGCTTTGTTAAGAGTTGTTCGCGTGATAAATCAAACGCTTCCTTTTCAGAAATTCTTAGAACTCTTGCAATATCCTGATTGATGTCGTGGCAACTTGCTGATATGTAATCAGGAAGCTCCAATGCGGAACTTGCCAGAAGATCAACCAGTAAAACAAAATCGTAATGAGACGTATCTGACACAAATTGAGTATCGCTCTCAAAATGCTCAAGCCATCCAAGAAGTGATCCTCGTACCTCATATTTACTGCCGACCACAAACACAGTGTTTTCCTTGTCTAGCAACTCTGCAAGTTCTTTGTTCTCACCCTTTACCACTGTATTTGACAATACATTTTCCTTAATCCAAGGTGTAATTTGATAGTCTGCAAAATCATTAAATTCTGCGTAAAAGGATTCACCGCTTGCAGATACAATTCCAATACTTATTAGGGTTGTGTCTTTATGCAATCCTGTAAACTCTGCATCAAAGTACAGATTTATCATTTTCTTTCGCTCCTTCCTTTTCTTTATATTCCTCTGCCTGCTCCATTCCGATGATGTAGGCAAGCTGTTTTTCCGTTAAACATGGAAGCAGCCGTGTTGCTGTTTCAAGCAATTGCTTTTTGCTTTCCCCATGGTAAATAAAAATTGTTGATCACTCTCCTTCTTCATTATCTTCAATGCTGCTTGGATTCAGCATTATCATTAACAGTTTCTTCCAAGCAAATGATGTGTTTACGGTATATCCCTTTGCAGTTTGATACTGCATATGTACCACATGTGGGTACTTCGCTTTAATTACCGCGTTGACCGTTACCAGTGTTCCATCTGGCGTTTTTACATTCAGCACAACAGTGTCGCCCTGCTTTGCTGTTTCTTTCAGCAGCTCCGCGTCTCTGCTCATTTCTCCACTCAAATGCGGCAATATTTCTCTTAGATTCATACATTTCCTTTCTATATGGCTCAGGCATTCTAGCCCAAGCCACAATTTCATAACCAGAATCTTCAAATCCACCATCTGGCAAATTCGCCTGGCAAGCTTCTTTCGAAACCCACCATCTAAATCTGTTCTTTGGGTCTGGTCCCCAATAATACTCATGGGTAAGTCTAGTCTCGCCCCATCTAATTGTACACAGCAGATAGCCTGCGGTCTTATCTGGCATCTTTTTAGTCATCCAGAACATCTTTTATCACCTCTCTTAATTTATATTTGCAACTTTTCTTTTTTGCTTACGATGTTGTTGTGGCCATGTTCTCTATCAAGCCGAGCAAATAGTTGTTCTGGATACTAGAGTAGCTATTTGTCACTTCGCTCAACTTCTTCAAAGTGCGCTTTTTCTGCTCTGTCAGAAAACGGTATGTTGTCTTAGACTTTTCCTTTTTATCTGTCATCACGCCTGCACCTCCTTTCTGCATGTTTCCATTCTTTCAATGTAGCTAATCATGTCAGCAAAGCTTTCTGCTCTGTACAAGATTGCTCTGTTTGTGTCAGCAAGTAGTGTGTATGCACTATCAAACTGGAATATGTAATACTTATGCATTCCCTCGTAGTACATGCAATCTTTAAGTACTACAAACTTGTTGATATCAAGCATTGTTTGTTCCTTTCTTTCTTATGTAACTTCTGCTATCATTTCTGCCTTCATCTTGGCGAACTTGTTGATAAAATGGATTTGCCCTTTACCAGTTACAAGCGTTGTTCTCGTGATTCTGACGCTTCCATCTGGATTCACAACGGTACGCTCCTTAACTTCAAAGAGTTTCTGTTCCATCGCCTTCTGTGTCGGCATATTTTTACTACCGCCACATTTAATTAGGTAGTCATTTTGACGCATCCACTCAAAGAGTCTGTTTTGCCCGATCTCGTGACCATTCTGGCAAATCAGTTTTGCCATATCTCCGATCAGAATTGAGGTCCTGCTAGACTCCACTGCATCTGCAAAGATTTCTTTAGGCTTCATGCGCTCTGTGTCTGCAATTAGTACTTTATTATCTGCCTTGAGCTTATCAATCTCGTTATTGGCAATCTTTAAGGCTCGTGCCATCACCTGTTCCGGTGTATTCCATGCTTTTTCGAGATCAATGAAGTACTGGCGGTACTGCTTGCCCTTGTCGGTACGCTGAATCATGCAGATCTGCTTTGCCATGTCGATGGAGATTTGATAATCGTTGCAAGTTGTTGTTGGATTCTTTGGATTATTGGTATTCCTTTTTTGGAAAACCAATAAATAATCAATATTTTCAAGAAATCCATACTCACACATGCGGTCAAACCATGTAGTAAAGTTACTCTTGATCTCTAGTCCCTCATGTAGCTCTCTTGCTGATACAGTAGGTCGTTCTGACTCGTAGTTAATTCTCAAGAGTTCCATGTTCCGGCTCCTTTCTGTTAAATTTTCAATGTCCGTTTGTTTGTTACACTTACAGTATAGTTTATTAGGAATACTTTGTCAATAGTTTTTTGATTGTTTGACAAACTTTTTTGTTGACTTAACAAACAAAACTTGCTATAATAATAATGGAAGGAGGTGATAAGATGGAAACTACAATAGGTGAGAGAATAGCAATGGTGCGAAAAAGTCGAGACTACACCTTAGAAAAATTTGGAGAAGCCATTGGAATAAAGAAAGGTTCAGTTAGTCTACTAGAGCGTGGTATCAATACTCCAGCTGACAGAACGATTTTCATGATTTGCAACAGATTTAGCGTAAATGAACAATGGCTCCGTACCGGAGAAGGCGATATGCTTAAGAACGTTACACCATCAGAAGAGACTGCATCATTTCTTGGCACGCTTGCAATAGCAGGCGATGAAAATTTCAAAAAGCGTTTAATCCTTTATCTTGCGCAAATGAAGGATTCAGACTGGGAGAAATTGGAACAAGTGCTTGATACTCTTCTTGCAGGAAAAGATATCATCTTTCCGCCAGGCACCAATGACAAACAAAACTAATTAACCAGACAGTGGGTATCCGTAATGCGGATACCCATTTGTTTTGTATACAAGGCGAATTTCTGGTTGCTATTTTGTGAAAACCTGTTTATACTATTTACATAGTGCAACACAAGCACAAAAGGAAAGGAAGAAAAGGACATGAAAAAGAAATTTGTAGCTGTACTGTGTAGTTGTATGGCATTGCAAGCAGTGCCAGTATTTGCAGAAAGTGAAGTAGAGACAGAAGCAGAAACTTCTGTTGATTATGAAGCAAAGTATAATGAATTGCTCAAAGACTACAACGATCTTCTTAAACTATATAATGAATTGCTTGAGGGTGATGAGGAAGAGAGTTCTGAGGCAGAAACCGAGGCAGAACTCCCAGACGGTGATATCCTGTTCAAGGATATTCCGTGGGGGACAAATTTTGCGAGTGTGCAGAGCTTAACACCAGAACTTAACCTCCAAGCATCTATAGATCAGGCGCTTCCTGTCTATTCAGTTGATGATATTATCTATGGTGGAATTACTGGTGTTGACTATGATTCGACTGGTTTTATGGCAAGTGCTTTCGCTTCAAACTATCAGCAGCCAGCCTTTGGATATACAACATCTTCTGTATATGCGTATTTTGTTTGCCCTTCAGCAGACGGTGTAATTGACTATAATGTGGCAAATGCTATGCTGTACGGTGTTACATACGAATTTAATACAAATGATGTTAGCCCAATGGCAAATGATTTAAAAGAGCAATTAACAGCTACTTATGGCGAACCTTCACAGGATTATGACGAAGATTCTTTCTCGAATAAGGGCGACTCATTTATATTTAATCTCTATGATGGTCATTTTACTGTTTGGGAAACAAAGACCTGCATCTTATCAATCCACTCTTGTGATTATGGTAAGGATGCTGCCGCTCCAAGCACAATCCAGATTAACTATGCATGGAAAGATGCATCTGATATCTTGGAGCAGAATGATAAAATTGTTTCAGCCCAGTAAAACATTAAGAGGACACCCATTACTGGATGCCCTCTTTTTATTTTGTCAAGATATAATAGACGACTCTGAGTGTGCTCAATCTTTCTTCACTCCTCAAGAGCTCTCTGATCTTTTTCTTATAACACCGCATCGTTGCTTCTTCAGCATCTTTTTCAATCTCCTTTTCAGTTCTGCTTTCTGCCATTCATTGCCCTCTCTTTCCTCTATTCTCTTGTCATTGCCTGTGCAATCAGCTCACAGCGATATTCCTTTACGTCATCTCTATCTGTTAACTGATACAAAAAATCAAGCAATTCCATTTCGTTACGTTTTCCTTCCGGAATAAAAGTAGATATATATGTAATCGCTCTTTTTACATATTCATTGCCTTTTAATTCCACGATACTATTTAAAAAACGTCTAACTACATCACACATATAATCACCTCTCCTTTGCAATTGCATCCACAGAAATTTCGTATGCAACTTTAACTGTTTCTGTTTCATGTTCTCTTTTGATATAAGTTCTGCTCTGGATTCTTCCAGACAGTCTAATTTTTTCCCCAACCTTTAAATTTGATGCCTTTCGAGCGAGTTGGTTCCAGGCAATACAATGTAAATAATCGCTCTTGCCATATGGACGATTTACAGCAACTATAAGCTCACATAACTCCTTTTTTAATGGTGTTGTGCGATATATCGGTTTGCTGCATAAATACCCAGTCAATGCAATTTGGTTTCGATATTCCCCGCTTTCTACTTTGATTTCACGGACCAGAAAGTACTGCTGTACATGCCTTTTGCCGTCACTGGTGTAATAATTCTTGCTTCGCCATTCTCCAATCACTGTCACTTCATCCTGACGCTTCAAAGCCCCGATTCTATCCTTTGCAACAGCGATTGGTATTTCATCCTTTACTCCACTCAGGCGGCTTGTCTCGATGGTGTTTGAACAAAAATCACTTTCCAAGCAGTCTAATGTTGTAAAATTGTCTAGTAATTTACCATGAATAATGGCAAAATTAACCATTGACTCTGTTGCTTTGCAGTTGTAAACTGTCATCATTAGTAGCCTCCTTTCTCTTTTCTGCTATGGTATAGATAATAGCACTGGTGACTACAATTGTATTGACTTTGTTCACATTTTTTTCGGTCAAAGTTTTTTGGCTATTTCTCAGGCTTTTAAACACTAAAAAACTTTGACTTTGCTTTTTGCTTGATGTAGCCAATAAATTATACTTTTTATTTTTGCCAAAGTACAATTTATTGTAAAAATGACATTTTGAACGAATATGAAGGGTGGTTTTTGACATGAGGAATCGAGTAGCTGATACTGAACGACTTATAAAAGTTATAATTTATGTGCGCAAAAATGCAGGATTGTCACAAATGGATTTGGCAAAAGCACTTGGAAAGAGCGTAGGAACAATAAAAAACTGGGAGAATGGTCTTGGTGCGCCAGACTTTCCAGCGCTGCTAGAATGGTTTAACAGATGTGGTGTCGATGCAGAAAAATGTCTTATGGCTATCTATGACCCTAATAAGTATGAACGTATTTATCACCCTAAAAAAGATAGTGAGACACTGTCTGCTCTGCAGGAATACTTAAAGCACGAAGACGCTGAGTATCTGAAACGTCTGTATTACAATGTCTTTTGTGATACTGGGTCTGATTGGCACGCACAACTTGATATGCTTACGGCATTAAACAAATTGCCGCTTGCTGACCGTATAACGTCAGCTCAAGCATATCTCGACAATTTTCTGATTCGGCAGGCACGCGGTGAGGTTAAAGATGCTTTTATAGAGCCTGACTTGAAACATTTAGAAGAATCAATACAGCAAGCAAAGCAATCTGTTTGCGAGAGAAAAGATTCTTATCTTAATAATTTGAAATGATAGGGTGTTCCCTATCATTTCAGTTGGAATAATAATAAATTGCAACAGCTTTTTTCCATCCATTTCCACTATCAGATGTCTGAACATAGATATCGCCTTTTCTTCCGTCGCTAATCGGCTCTGCTGTTCCAAACGATATAGATGTCTCGTCTAATATGCGATATTCTTTTTCGCTGCTGTCGTACAACATCAGTGATCCATCTTTCCTGTTTAAGCCAATCCATCCTAGCGTTGTTCCACTTCCACTAAATTTTATGTATGATGCATTTCCAACTCCATTAAGGTCTAACGCAGTAGTTATTCCTGCGGTTATTCGTAACGATTTTTCAAAAACTTCCAACCTAGCGCTAAAATCAGTATTATCTGCGTTCCACTCATGGAAATCCAAATATTTTCCAATCTCCATCACACCAGTCTGGTCAATCCATGGAATTGCGTTCGAAATATTCTTTGAGACATCAACTATTTCCATTCCGCTCAATTTTTTTGAGTTTCGGGAATTCTCAACTGTCGTTATTAAATTTTCAAAGTTTCCAACATGCAATATTGCGTTATTGGTTGAGCCGTCGTTGATGTATACATCTTTTTCGCTATTTGACACGCCAGGGAATAACACTATATCATTCGCTGATGTAAGACTTAAGTGTTGTGAACCAGTTAAACGTAAATAGCCTTTTGTTGTTATAGCCATATCTTCATCACCAATGCTTATCATTGCTTTGTGCAGATATAGTTCACCAGATTTCATTCTTGTACCGATCATAACACTTTCTGACGTTGCACTAATTATAAATTCCTCCGTATCTGACGTTGGACTAATTACCTTAAAGGTCTTATTAAAAAATGCATCTAGTCCAGTAATAGTGCCTGTGGTGATACTGGCAGCATCTAAATTGATGATAGAGACCTCTGAGGCATCTATAACGCCTGCTGTTATTTTATCAGCAGACATATCCTTAATTTTCGCATTGGTAATTTGCGCATCACCAATCATTGCGCTTGTTATCCAACCCTGTTGGATATTTGCTTTATCAAGTCTGGCAAATAATATATTTGCATCATTTACCGTGATTGAGCTTGCCTGCAAGTTGGTGATCTTTGCATCTACAGCGTTTAACTGATTGAATGTGGCTTTTTTTGCCGTAATTTCTTGAAGGCTAAGAATATCATCTTTAACTCGTTGCAACGCTATTTCAGATGGACTTTTCACCTCTTTTTCTTCAAAACCATAGGATGCCACTTCTGACAGCAAACCACCATCAAATGTAATGGTGTGCTGCATCACTGGAACATCTATAAGATTATTTTTGGCATCAACTATTGTAACAACATCACCTACGTCAAGCCTTGGATCTCCCATAAATGAAAATGACACTGGATAATAGCTCATATCCTTTATTTTTTTAAGGATTTTATTGAGCCATTCCTGTGTCATTACTGGATTGCTTAAATTTGTATTTATATTTGTTCCTGACTCATAATGATTATTCTCTGTATCACAGCTGATGCCTGAGATTTGGCACATCGTTTCTGATTGTAGCAGATCATCAAAATATCTATTGGTCTTAATCAGATACGTGTGTGATTCTTTTAAAAATTCAATTGTATTATAAATGAACGATAGGTTCTGGTCTTTTAAATAGCTGCCTGCTGTATCACCTATTTTCCCCGAATGGTCAGTTGTTAACGCTTCGTACCATCTAAACGTTACTTTTCCGTTTCTATCGCATGTAGCAAATGTACCATGGAGTTGTGCGATGTATCCAACCACCTGTTGCATCGTAAAACCGTCAAACGGCTCTTTGTATGTTTTCTCTCCCGACTGGTCGTTAACCGTCAATATTTTGTCAATCATCAAGCTATCAGATAATTTGCTTGTGTCAAACTCAACACCTGTCTGTTCACTTATATCAGTCAAAAATTCTTTGCTTTCTACTGGATACTTCACAATTTTACTTTTATATGCTTTAGCTAACTTTGACTCTAGCCTGTCATATGCTGTAAAAGTAAGCAGATTTCGGTCTTTTTTTTGCTCTTTTATTGTAAAATACCCCATTGGTATCCATTCTATAGTGCTATCAGCTGTTGCTCCGATTTCAAATCTTACTTCCGTACCTTTTACAAATTCTTGCGATTTTGTAAACATAGATACTTCTATTTTGGAAGCTATAGCTCCACCCACATAAAAATAGCTATCAGGAGTTGAGAAATTTGTTTGCACTATCTCTTGGATTCCATCTGATATTCCGTTTAGCCTTGCGTAGAACGTTCTTCCGCTGCCTGATATAACTTTATCTAATGCTTCTGATACCTGATACATAGTGTTTCCCTCCTCCAAGGATTTTTTCGTATATAAAAATACCGCAGGTATTTTGCCCACGGTATTAAAAATTCTTTAGTTCATGTATTTCTGATGCTTGAATTTTACAGTTTGGCTATTTCGCTTTGCGTAAATCATCGTTGTAGATATATCAGCATGCCCCAAAAGCTGCTGAACTTCCGTGATGTCCATTCCTCGCTCCAAGCAATCTGTTGCAGTAGTATGACGGATCAAGTGAGGATAAACTCTTCGGTTAACTTCTGATCTTTTCCCGATCTGTTTGATAATCTTTTCTACTGCCGGCTTTTTAAGTCTCTCATACGGTGCTCTTTCTCCAGTAAAAAGTGCTTCTGAATCGCCTTTACGACTTTTCAGATAGTCAATTAGCATAAGTTTAGCTCTTGCACTTAGGTAACTTGTTCGATGTTTATTTCCTTTTCCAAAAAGATATACTTCACACCGTTCAAAATCTACATCTTTTTTGTCCATTCGGATGAGTTCAGTAACTCTACATCCAGTACTATAAAAAAATTCAACAATTGCCTTTTCTCGAATGGTTCTACAAGCCTTTCGAATTTGTTCCATTTCTATAGCCGTTAGCGGAATAGGATCTTTTTTTTCGTAATTGATTACGCTTATTGCTCTGCATGGGTTTTTGTTTAAGTATCCTTCATTTGTTCCCCATTCAAGAAATGTGTTTAAAACGGTTCTGCGTCCGTCAAGTGTACGATTACTTATTTTCCGCGTTTTCTGAAGTGTATACAGATATACTCTTAAATCATTTGGTGTTATCTTCTCTATCGGTTTTTGTATGTCCTGTAGCCACTCAAAAAAATTCTTTAGGTATATCATATACTGTCTAAGGCTGTCATCGCTCATACCTTCGATTTTTTGGCTTACTATGTATGCCTGATACCAACTTGGCGTAAAATCCTCATACAGAACCACTTCTGTATTCCTTTTTGTTATCTCGTAGTCATCAATATGCAGCTCAATGATTGTTTGCACGTCTTTTAGGAGATCTGATGGGATAATCACGCTAAGTTTTGCCATTAACTCACTTGTAAAAATTTCTTTCACTTTTTTGTCCTCCGTACTTGAAAAAATGGGAGGCATAAAGTATAATGATTTTTGTCAGCAATGACAGGTGTGTGAGAGCTGTTCCGACTGCCAGGAAGGAAAACAGCTCTCCTTTTTTATACCCATCTTTACCGATTTATCACTTGCCTTTTGCCTATGTAATATTTATGTTACACCATCATCATAGAACACATTGGACAAGAAGTCAATCCTTGTGCAGCTTTTTTAATAGGATTTTTATATTTTTTATAATTTGGAAATTTTTGCCAAGCAGCCCTTAGACTCATTTTTTATCATTCGTAGGTCTTTGTAAAAAGAATTAAACAATTCAAATTCGATTTTTATTTTAGATGCTGTATTAGTTATATCAGTAATTTCAGCATCATCTTCTCTTTTAATTAAAACAGAAATTTGGGTTGGGTTTCCGTGTTGTGAAAGCTTAAAATATCCAGTTTTTTTCCATTCATTTCCAGCACCAATATAAGCTCCATTGAACGCATAATAATTCCACAAATATCCATCAGCAACTTTTACAAAAAACGTATTTGGCAACCCATCAATATTTATAATTCCTGTTCTAATTCTGTTTTTAACGTCTGTAGGCTTACTTGATGCCCAACTACCATGAACCCATATTCTACCGGCTAAAAGATTATACTTGTAATCAAATAATGCACCATTAAAAATTGTATTTTGGCTACCTAAATCCTGTTTTACCTGACTTATTTCTTCACCCTGCGATTTTGTTGTTTGTTTCAACGTTTCTACATCTTCGAAACTTGCTAGATTCAATATTTTTGTCTCTGCCATGCAATTAATCTCCTTACTCAGTTGTGACTTTTACGGCTAAACAGCCTTTAGCTGCATTGTAAAAAAACTCAATTCCACTTCCGCCGGCCTTTGTTTTTAACGTTGTGTCTTGTTCATTGTTTTTTAATTCAATCTTTGCTAGCCTATCTCCAACTACTTTAGATTCAGCTGGTGCATCTGGCTTTTTTAGTGTGGTATCAGGAACATCACGGAATGACGTCCTAACATTGTCCCCTGTGACTTGTCGTACACCATCCTGCATATCGTAGACAAGAAAGGTGTCTGATGACTCTACTTTTGTTTTCTTTTTATATTCAGTCCAAAGTCCCATATCATCACCTTACCCCTCTACCTTTACGGCTAAACATTGCTTTTCTTCGTTGTAAAACAGTTCAATTCCTATACCAGATACTTTTCCAGCAAGTTCATCTCCGACCGCCTTTGCATCCGCAACTCCACCAGAAACGCTTAATGTCTTGTCAGTCTCTAATGGATGCCGATTATAATATTTCTCTACCGCGTTACTGATCTGTTCATCAGTAACGCCACCATCTCTTAACTTTTGGATTACAATTCCAAGCACATCCTCTGGTTTCATTGCCGCCTCCTATTTATATTTTGTTCCAAAGCTGCGTTGACTCTTCAAATTTATAATAATCGCCAGTATCACTTGCCAGAAAAGAGCTGCCTGTTGCAACATACGTAGGCAGCTTGCCTACATCTTTTGCAAGTCCCTCATAACTACGTATATTGCCTTGCGCAGACGTGCATACCAATGTACCCATATCCGGCACTTCTTGACCAGGCTTATAAAACTGTCCATCTTGTTTCACCATATAATCATATGTCATGCTTTTTTCGCCTCACTTTCCTCAAGCATCATGCTAATTGCTTCAAATTCAAGCTCTGATGCTTCTATGTTTTCAATCAAGCTAATTGGAATTTTGTAAACATCTACGTCAACTTCAATTCCATCCAGTAATTCACCTAACTCTGATTCTAGGTTTTGCTCCATTCCCTTTTTGGGCACAATGTCGCCATTTTTCTTTTTATCGCAGTACTTTTCAATCAATTCATTTCTTGATTCTTGAAAAGGAATCGCAGCTTTATCCAACATTTCAATATTGTGGTTGATTGCATAAATTGCCTTAATTGGTTTCCTTACACCATTGTTTTTAAACGATAAAAGTCCATTGATTGTTTTTACTAGTGCTCTATTTGACATCTTCATTTTGACACCTCATTTTTCAATAAAATTTGCGGCAACGCCAACATATCTGGGCAGTATATCGGCGTATGAATACACCGGATATGTTGGCGTTCCAACATAAAATTTGCGTGTTTCTGTTTTCCCAGACTTCGGATTTCGGAAAGTGATCGGAAAAAATGGTGGTTCTATTGCAGCAGCAAAAGCTGCTGCTTCTTCATCATCCAAAGGCGCCAGCGTAAGATTTAACTTAATTTTCTTTGCTTTGACGTCACCTTCCATATCGCCAGACGCAACTCGCCCCGTATTGCGGCTCCAGATGATGTTATCTGTTATCGTCAGATCTTTAGCTTTCAGCTCCAATCCACTTATGATTACAGTTTTTACTGGGCCATCCATTACATCGTTTCCCTCCTTTACGTTAAAAGTTGTGCCTTGCCTGTCTGCATAACACGTGAATTATTCTCATTCTTCACTACTTCAAAAATGCGCCTTGCATCGCCTTGAAGTGTGACATTGACGGTTACATTTCCGCCGCCACCCATTTGCGACATTGCAGCTTGCATTCCTTCTGCTACTGCACTTTGCATCACGCTTGCAAGCTGCGATTCGTTGAGTACTTCTGTCCTGCTACCTACATGACCTACAAGTTCCGGTCCGGCTTCTCCTGCAATAAACATCGAACCTGCATTTACAGTACCATCTGCATATCGTGGGATGGTGCTAAAGCTTGACATCAAGTCTTTTATAATAACTCCTCCGCTACTAAATTGTGGTATGCTATGCCATCTTCCACCGTAAAAGGCTCCGCCTGTAGATTTTTTAGTACCTGAAACTATGCTTGAAATAAAACCTGTTATCCCTGAAAGAATTAGCGATACTCCAGATTGTTTCTGAACCTGATTAACATATCCTAAAATTCCACTGAACCATTTTCCGGATATTGGAATTGAGTCTCCCAATGACGTTACCCAACCTGTTAAACCGCTGAACCAACGATTGTTTTCTGGAACTCTATTTTGGAAGTCTGTCATCCAACCTGTTAAACCGCTGAACCAACGGTTATTTTCTGGAACTCTATTTTGGAAATCAGTCATCCAACCTGTCAGTCCACTAAACCAACGGTTGTTCTCTGGAACCCTGTTCTGGAAGTCTGTCATCCAACCTGTTAAACCACTAAACCAACGATTGTTTTCTGGAACTCTATTTTGGAAGTCTGTCATCCAACCTGTTAAACCGCTAAACCAACGATTGTTTTCTGGAACTCTATTTTGGAAGTCTGTCATCCAACCTGTTAAACCGCTAAACCAACGATTGTTTTCCGGAACTCTATTTTGGAAGTCTGTCATCCAACCTGTCAGTCCACTGATCACTCTATCGGTAATTGAATCTTGTTTGCTTGTCAAATTTGCTACCAAATCAAGTTTTTTTGCATAGTCTGGAAGTGCATTTTTAGCACTCACAACATTTGCTGATGCACCTTGGATTGTCTTGTCTTTTTGGGTAAGCTCACTGGTATCAAGTGATCCTGCCTTTAAATTTACTTTGAATTCCTTATCAAACATGTCAGTTAAGGTATTGCTGATTCCTAGTGCAAATTTATCAGATTTTAAAGATTCAGTTACGCTATCCAGTGTATCTCTCAGCTCATCTGCAAGTGATTTCCAAACTCCGGTCAACTTAATCCCTTTAAGCTTTTGAATTAAGTTTTTTGTATTGGTTGTTGCAGATGAAGTATTATCTCTATAGCGTCCCATGGCCACTTGCAATTTATCTACAGTCTTTCCAGATGTCTCGACAGTTCCATTTAGTGATTCCATGCTTTCTTCCATTGTTCCGAATTGAGGATTCATTTCTCGCATGACTTGCCAGAGTGCTTCCTCGTCTTCTGTAAGATTCTGAAAGTCAATGGAACCATCTCTCACTTTTTGTAAAAACTTATCAAAAGTTTTTTCCCAGGTCTCGATTGTTCCACCGTATACATCCACTCTTGATAAGAGTCCATTTAATATATCAGCTTTCCATGAGACAGAATCATCTATAAATTTGGTTTTTAATTGCTCAAGAGCAACTACGGCATCGCCGTAAATCTTAGAAGCATCCTCTAACGCACTTGAAAATCCCTTTTGAATAGCTGCGTTTTTCTGCGTTTCAATAAGTTTTTCAAGTGTATCTTTTGTTCCTTGGTAAGCTGTCTGTATGCTTCCAATTTCCTTAGCAATATCTGGTGCGTACCTTGAAATTTGTTCGTAATAAAATTTGAACAAGGACTCATCCTGCGCTGATAAACTTCCATTTTTTTTAAATTTTTCATTGATTTCCCAAAATTTGTCCAGTGAATCCATCGCCGAATCAAAATTACTAAGCTCATCTTGTTTAAACTTTGGCCACTCAACATTCAGCTTCGAAATAGCTTTGTTAAGGTTATCAGCTATAGCGGTATACTTTGTGTCATTTCCCCCAAATATAAGCCCCCATGCTGCCTCAAATAATCCAAAAAACGTGTTGACAACTATATTTGCACTTGTTTTTAAGATTTCGCCCCAGTTGATGCCCTTAATGAAGTTGTTTATATCAACTCCAAGAGATCGCCAATTAAATGTTGCTGCAAACTCGTTAATTGCGGATAGTGCACCTTTAAATGCCTGACCTAGCGCTTTTCCTGCTTGGCTAAAATCAGTCTTAGCCAAAAAAGTATTTGCGGAATTTGCCAGTTCTGAGCCTATTCTTTTCCAATCAACCGTTACTGAGAAAGTCAGCAATGATGAAGTTGCTGTATTTATTCCATCGGATAGCATTGTGCCGATTGCTTGCCAATCTACCTTGTAAAATACGCTGTTGATTCCGTTTGAAAAATTTCTGGATATTGAATTAAAATCAATTCCTTCTATTCCTGTTGTTAGCGCAGATGTGATTCCGTTGATTCCAGTTGCAATAGTTTGTCCAGTTTTTGTGTAGTCTCTATCTGCAAAAATGCTATTGATTGTACTTGCAAGCGCATTACCTGCTTCCTGCCACCCTGTAGTGCCGCTAAAATTGATTTTAGACATATCTACTACAAATCCATCAAGGAAGCTCCACAAAGCCTTGTATTTGGCATTCAGAGTCTTTCCAAGACCATTCCAATCAATAGTAGCTATCGCACTTCTAAGTCCACCTGACATAAATTCACCAAGTGATGCCCAGTGAGTTGTGTCAATAAAGGTATTGATTGCACCTACAGCTGTGTTGACTGCTTCTCCAAGTGTTCTTCCGACGCTCTTATCAAGGCCTTCCGTCTCAAAGAAACCGTTTATGAACGTTCCTGTGACTTTGGCAATTTTGTTTGCCTGCTCCTTGATTGGCTCCCAGTCAATGGAATCAAGTGCATCACGGAGTTTCGTTCCAACTATTTTACCGATGTCGGTAAAATCGGCTTTCGCCCAAGCGTCCTTTACAAGGTCCGCAAAGTTCGATACTGCTCCCGGTATATCCTTTTTTGTAAAAAGTATAGGATCTTCCGTTCCTGAGCCGTTTCCAGAACCACTTCCACTTCCTGAACCGCTGTTAGCTGCGTTATCGAGATCTTCCGAAAATTTTTCGATTTCATCAAATCCCATTAACTCACGCTTTAGCTCATCGGTCTTGTCTTTTAACTTATCAGTTGCGTCACTTGCTGCATCGCCTGCAGATGCTGTGCCATTTAAACTGTCGCGATAGTCTTTGATGTTTTTTACAGCTACCGTGTATGATGTTTGCCCTGTTATTGATGCTATGAAAGCACCTACAGCATTGATTCCTGCAACTGCATAATCAACAATTTGGTCGATAATTGGTCCAACGATATTTAATATTGGTTCAAATGCCGCAGCTACGCTATTTCCAACATACGACATGTCAGATGTTAATAGCGACAAACTTTTGTTCGCTCTGTCACTGAACACAACAAGGTTGTTTATTCCATCCTTGATTCCTGATCGTAATTTGTTAAATAGCACATATAAAGACCTGATTCCAAAACCGTAGCGCAACACAGTTGTGATTCCATGCTTTAATTTCTTGTTAAAGTCTCCGAGACTGGCTGAGGACTGGCTGAACGGACTCTTTAACCCAGATAATGCGTTTTTGCTTGAACCAAAATTCAAAAACTCCCATGACAATTTTGCAAAGTTTTTTGTGAACGACAATATCTGCTTGTTTACTTTCGCTGCAAAAGATCCTATTTTGCCAATTGCACCTGCAACAGATATCGCCTTTCCTACAAATCCACCCATAATGCCTGCCAAATCACTTATATCTGATTTTAATTGGGATAGGCTAAGTGGCAATTTTTGCATGTTTCGGTTCAGCCTGTTGATATCCTCTGGCATATCTCTAAATATTGGTGGCTCTTGTGCAGCAGCAGCCAAGGCATCTTTAAATGTCTGTTCTGTTCTGATTACTTTTGATACATCTTCATTGTATTGTCTTAACTGGTTTGAAGCGTTGCTTGTTTCCCTCGCAGTTTGACTCATTGCGTTTGATAAGCCGTTGCCACGAAGTTCTTCTGGAAAACTGCTTGGTGGATACTCTTGCCATTCACTTTTTGGCTGTCTAAGCGTTATACCTTTTTGAGCTGCAATAGTTGATAAATCATTCGCATAAGCTATCGCTTGCGACAAGTCATTAACCATCTGTGATACACCATCAGTATCAAGAGTCCTCAATGCTTCTTGCATATTTTCCTTTAAGCGCACTATCTCTTTTGAGATTCCCACAAATTCAGTTTGAAGCTCTTCAACACTCTCAGGAACGTAAAATTCACCTAAAAACTTTTGACTTTCTTCCCTTGCTTGCTGTATCAGATTTTTATAGTCTTCTAACCACGGCACGCTCTCTGGCGCAACGGCTTTATTCGCTGCATTTTGAATGATGGTCTTTTCTGCATCTGATAGTCCAGTATGTTCTTTTCCGATTATTGATTTTAAATTTTCTCTGTTCAGCTTTGCAATTCCAGAAAAGTCAATGTTTTTTAAAGAAGCCAGTTCGCCCAAGCCAAGTTCTTTAAGCCCTTTGAATGCTCCTGCCAGGCCTTTTCCATCTCCTATAGCATTCGTAACAGATTCGATGGTTGACCTTAAATTGATAAGGTCTTTCATTTCACTGTTTACAACATCGGTTACGGTCTGTTGCTCTTTTTCAAATGCCCTAGTCTTCTGCCCGATGGCACTTGTGACTTCTTTTACGCTTTCTGTTTCACCATTTTCCGATAGCTTTTTGCCACCATAAACATCGTTTTCAGTTATTCCATACTTCTCGCTAAGGTTGGGAATGTCTTTTGCGGCAAACTTTGATAGCTCAGATTCAATCTCTTGTACTGGAATTAAGCCGTTTTTGATAACATCCTGTGATGTCATCACAGCTTCCTTGCGTATATCTCTTAAGCGCTCTACTACATCTCTGAACAGATCTGTTGCATTTTTTGTGGTATCAAAAGTGGTATTTATTGACTTGTTCATATCGTCTATGAACGCTACAAAATCTGTACCACTATTTGTTGTGGAGAAATTCTTTCCAAGTACACTTCGCAGATCGGCAAATTCTCTATCTGTCTTTAGGTCATTTTTTACACCAATCGGGATCTTTATATTTCGAGCTTTTTTGATATAATTATCAAAGGCTTTTTCCACACCGTCTAGTTGCCTAATCTCTTTAACGTTCTGCGCGATGGTATTTTTAACGTTCTCCATCGCGCTTTCCACGTTCTCCATGGCTCTTTTCCATGTGTCCTCGGAAAAGATTGAACCCTTCTTTTCGTTAAGTTGCAAGTTGTTAAGCTTAATAGATGCTTCTGCAAGTTCTCTTACAGATTTTTCAACCGCTGCAATTCCTGCCTTATTGGTTATTCCTGTCAGCTTCGTCAGTCTTTGCGTTAACCCATTTACAGACGTTGAATAGTGATCAATTCCACTTTTGTTGTCGCCCAATCCAGTTAGGGATTGTTTCAATGCTTCAATATCGGATATAGCCTCTTTGATATTTGTTTTAGCCTCAATCCGTATTGAATCAATATTTACCTCGCTCATTTTATCCCTCCTCCCTAGATTGGACTCTCTGGCAATCCTTGCTTTTCAAGTTGCCTGATTCTTTGTCTCATTTCGTACACTGCGATTTCTTCGTTAGATTCCACATTACCGTTTTCACTTTTCTTTGCCTCCTGTTGCAAGAAAGGCATATCTGGATATTCAAACGGTGGCGTATGCTTCCCTTTAAACCACTGACTATTGCCCAGCGTTGACAAAATAGACATTCTCACGTACTTTCCTAGCATGTGGTTTTGTATGTCGACTTGCTGTTGATGCAGCTTGTAAGCAAGCTCATATGGTTTTAACTCACACGGGCACATATTGCCTATTTGTTCAGTGGTGAAGCCATATTGTTGCGTAACGCACAGAAAATATGGAAGCAACTTTTCATCGTAATAGTCAATTGGATCTATTACTCTGTTTTTTGCTCTTTCGCTTCTTTCTCCGCTTTCATCTGCAGAACTTCTTTCTTGAAAAAACCATTCTGCATCACCTCTTTTATCAGTTCTTCAAAAAGCTCCCTAATACTTGAATCTTCCTGATCGGTATACTCATCAATCAATTCGCATACCTTTGCTGTTGCCTCTTCCTTGCCTTTATTTGTGTTGTAATCGTATCCAAACTCGTCCTTATGTCTTTTTTGCAGCCCTACCAGTAAAAACTCCGGAAGCATATTAAGTATCATTTCAATCTCATCAACAAAATCATCACTGGACTGTTGAGCTTCATCATCACTGGACTGTTGAATTTCTTTAATCTTTTTTAAAATTCCGCTCTTTGTAGTTGCTTCGATTCCAAACTTAATTTCATAATTCATAAATTTCATAATTCATTCTCCTTTAAACAAAAAACGGGAAGCTCACGCTTCCCGAATATAGTTGTTACATTTCTTTCTTTGCCAGTGTAATTGATGTTGGATAACCATTCTCATCTTCTGTTACAGATACGGTATAACTATCCTCAATCCATCTTGGATTGGTTACTGTAGCAATTGTTACTGTTCCTGTAAGATGATCTTCTGTCGCTTCATCTGGTGCAAAAGACTCTGTTCCTATAAACGCTGCAATTCCTTCTGAGCCTTTTCCATCTGTTCCGTAGAGAATACAGATATCTAATTGCTTTCCCTCATTTTTAACAAGTTCGTCCTTATATTTTTTTTCAAAAGCACCTGGTACTTCCATTGACGCAGCTGCTCTTCTTCCCTGCTCCTGAGTCTCCATCAAGTCTTCCAAGGTTGATGTATCAACCATGTTAACACTGCCAATAGGTGATGGAATTGACTTTGCCCTAATCAAGAGCTTATATTCACCTGCCCAGTAATCGGCTGCGCTATCTTCCTTTGTTTTCTCTCTGTAAATAATCCTACTTTTTAAGCCTGTTGCCATTTTGTATTCCTCCTACTAAAAAAGCCCCATCTTGCCGATGGAGCTTAAAAAATATCATTCCAATCAAATGTTCTTTCAAAACGTGCTACATAACGATATATTGGTGATTGATTGTCTGCGTATGGTGACATCTTTACATCGAACATAAGCTTTTTTAGACAGTCCATAATTTCTGCCATTATAGTTCTACAGTCTAGCTGTGATGTGTTGCTATACACTTCAATTTGGAATCCTGCCACTATAGTATTGATTCTTGTGCGTTCCAGATCGGAGTTTGCTTCGCTTCCACCCAACTCATGGACGTACACGCAGGGAAAATTACGCTGCGAATCATTGCTTATATTTGAGGTGGTGTACATTATTTGTGGATATCTTTTCTTTAGCTTGTTGTATGTCTTGCCTTTCACAAGGGATAATACCTTGCTCTCAAGGTCGATGACCCATTGATTCTGAGCCACTATCCAAACACCTCCCTTGCAATTCTTTCAATATCATGTCTCATTTGTGTTGAGGCATGATACATGAATGGTCTTGATGGCATACCTTCTGTGAAGTACCACTTTCCATCTCCGCCCAGATAATACCAGCCATATCTACCGTCTGCCGTTTTTCTAATTGTTTTTCCTTGCGCATAAATAGCCGGGAGCTTGCCCGGATATGGAGTAGTAGCGCCTATAATTCCTGTTCCCATTTCTACATAGATAGCATGTTCTGAATCAGCTTCTACCGCAAAGATAACTCGCTCTGCGTTGCTCTCTATCTCGGTTGAGTGAATGCTATTTACAAGTTCACCAGTAAATACTGCATCCATCGTCAAGACTTCTTCTGTTGCTTTTTTAACTCCGTAATCAGTAAGCTTCTTCATGAAAAGCTCTACTCGCGTTTGGAACGTTTTCTGGTAACGTTCCAACATCCTTATGGCTTCATCTACTCCGCTCACCTTTATTTCCAAAGCCTTTGCCATTAGTTTTTTTCCACGCTTTGCTGCAACACCTGCAGATAGTAAGACGTTTCATTCAGTGCTTCATTCATGATTCCACTCACTTGATAGTCAGCAGAATTTTCATCTGGTGATCCGTTTGGTTTCGTTTTAATTTCTGAATGCAGCCAAATTCTTGCTCCAAACGGCAAGTTAAGTTCGTTTCCGCCAGAGTCTTTTGCATGTTTAGCTAAGATGAGCGTAGCATAATTGTTTGTGCTGTCGCTTCCCCATGCTCGCATGATAGCGTTTTTTAGCTGTGATGTGATTGTTCCCCAAAACTTCACAGGATTGCTATAAAGCACTTCCATTTCACCGCTTTCTTTCGGGATTTTTTTGCCTTCATCATCGGTATAAAAATATACCTCCCCATCAGCTCCAACGTAACTCTCGTACTGAATGTCACCATTTTCGTCTCTCAGATATCCAGGCACTTTTCCGACTTGGTACGAATACCACATCTGTTGGCGATTTCTTCTACTTGTCCGCGCCATCTTTTAACTGCTTGTATACCTGATTGACGCCAGTGCTAGACAAACCTGATACAATGCCGACAGCAATCGCATTCAGAATATCCTGCGCTGGGAAGTCTGGTATGACATACATTCCTAAGACTCCCAGAATGCCGCCAAAAGCACCCACAATGACCGGAATGTAATTATCCTTGACTGCTGGAATTGTCTTGGCTGCAAGCCCAATTAAATAGCAGATAACTACAATTGCAATCACGGTAGTCATGCTCGATATATCCATTTTATTTACCTCCTCCACTCTTGATGTGTAACTCTTTGATCTCTTCATACATCTTTTTAACCATACCGTTTCCGTTTAAATCACGGTAGGCTTCATACATTTCTTCGAAGTTCTGATAATCATCGGACGGTATCTCCCCCAGCTGTATGTATTCTGCGTAATACTTGATCAGCTGCACACGCAATAACAGCATGGTTCCTCTCTCATTTGCGTTCTTGCCTTTCTTCTGTTGCTGCAGAAGCCAAACAATGTATCCTAAAGCAATCGGAAGGATGATTGTGTATGTTTGTAATAAAAATTCTTGCATTTTTTATATCTCCTGCTTGTATTTTGCATATTGCCCACCGCCGCTTTAATATGCACCCTGCCAGCGTATTCGCAAACATTGCAAACACACTGGCGAACATCCTTCTTAGATTGTTGCTAACGGTATTATTCCAGCAAATAAAGTGTTCCTATCCACCATTGTTCGCTGAATTGAATCCTCACTGTGCTGACTCTCGCCCTCAAAGCCAATCGAGTTATAATCGTACAAAGCCAAATTGCGAATCTGGCTATAGTACCTGTCTAAATCTTGTGCAATCATTCCGTCCGTATATCCAAGTGGATATCTTCTTTTGTCTCGGACCTCTCTAATTGCACTTTTGATTTTTTGCTTGAGTAACGGTTCCGAAAAGCTGCCGCCTTCTTCATCATTTGAAAGTTCAACTTGCAAATCAAAAAAAAGCTCGTCTGCAAGGTTGTCTGTATAACTCATACTTTCTCACCTCCATCAAACAGCTTTTGGTTTCTTGCCTCTTCGCTTTGGTTCATCATCAACTTGCAACTCTGGAATTTCGATTTTCTCTTCCATCGGGACATCAATCTCTGGGGCATCGTTTTTCTCTTCCATCGGGACGTCTTCACCAGCTGCATAGTAGATTCCGTTAAGCTTGATCATGTGATCAAATTTCATTACTTGACGTCAATTACAAATGTGCTGTCGATGCCCTCATATGATGGAAGCACAATCTGTGATACGCTGGTTGTAGTCTTAATAGGTGGTCCCTGCTCGGTTTTGGTCGCAATTGCAATGCGGTTGTCAAGCATGGCAACATCCACATTTTTATTTGACATCAATGTACGCTCTTCTGGTGTTACACCATAATATGTTGATCCCAGTGTTCCTGCGCCGATTATGGTTACTTTGTTGTCCGGGTAGAACTTTTGAGTCTCTCCCTTGTAGTCAATGTACATCTTGTCATAAATGATAGGCGTCAGACCTGTCTTTCGCGTGAAGATCTCCTTAACAGTTGCTTCATCGGTAAAATCAACCGCCTTGCCAGAAGAAGTGATTAAAGCGTTCTTAATCTGCTCGTTTTCAACGAGATAGTCAAAGGTAGTGCTGTTCATTAGCGCGTAGCGTGGAAGCACTCCGATTGACCTTAAATATTTAGTACCCTGCTGAACGTCTTTTAACGGCTTCGCTGTGTCAGGATGGTCCCAAGTATCAGTGCCTTCAACTTTTAAATAGTGCTTTTGCTTATACGTTCCATCGCTATCGTAATCGTAGCCATGAACCATATTGTCACTCTCTGATTCCCCGGTTCCTATTGCAATAGATGGTTTTCCATCCTTTGGCGCAAGTAGTGCCATTCGCATTACTTCGGCAGCGATTTCTGCACCGTCAATAAGCCTTGCAGCATCATTGTAAATTGATGATACAATGTCTCCAATGAATGGGCTATTAGCGTCTTCGATCTCCATGAGTCGCATTAAATCTTCCTCTCGTACGGTCATGCTCTCACGGAAAAAGATCATCTCTGTAGACTCCTGCTTAAATCCCTCACGGACTCTGATCATCGGAATTGCATCAAAATTGCTTGGCTTTAAGATGGCATTCAAGCCTTTGTGTGTCTTAATCCATTTTAACGACAAGCCCAGCTTCTTTCTGTTTGGGAAAAAAGCCTTTCCGACAAAGCCCATGGCATTACTTGGATCTTGTGTACGTCTTGCGGCAACTGCCTGTGAATCATAAATATCTGTAATTAAAACTGCCATTGTTCCTCCTTTTTACTCAACCACGATCATAGGCAGGATCTTAGTTAAGTCTGCATCATAAGTGATTCCTGCATTCTGTTCTGCTCTTGACTTGTTAATGTATGCCTTTTTGAGAATCGTTCCTTGTGGTCGATGCTCATACACATCAAAAAGTAAGATTCCAGCTCCGCCTGTCCATGGTGTTGCTGCAACTACTGTTCCTGTTCCGCTAATTACGCTTCCTGCTTTTACAACCTTCTCTCCGGTATCACTATCAGTAGTGCTGACATCTGTAAAATCAATAGTCATTGGCACTCCTTCGAACACCTCTCTGTTTAAGATCTCTGCACCGGATGGACGTATCTCGGTTGTTGCATATCTCATGTCTCCTCTTGCCATTTCTTACTTCCTTTCTTTACATGTATTGCTTCAAAACACTTTCATCGACCTCTGTTGAATACGTTGGTAGTGATTTCATAAGTTCAACAGCCTTGCTCTCGTGACTGTCTCCGTGGCCGGCATTGACTTCGCCGCGCTCTGCCAAAAACTCCTGCATCATCTTTGATTTGAGCGTTTTCATGTGCTGCCTCAAGATTTCGTTTTCCTTATCTCCATCTCCGTCAGCTCTTGCTTCGGCGTACTGTTGTGCTACTTCCTTGGACATTTCCAAAGTGTCCATGTATGTATTGGTAGATTTCATAATCGTCAGCTCGCGCTGCATTGCCTTGAACTGCTTGTCTCTCTCGGCTTCTGCTTCTTTCTTTGCTTCCGCTTCCTTCTCTTGAGCAGTCATCTTTTCTCTGAGCTGCTTTGTCTTAGCTGCATTCTCGGATGCCAATGCATCAGCTTTGTTTGTGAGCTTCGCGATCTGCGCGTTTGCCTGTGCAAGCTGCACTCTTAATACATCAGCATCAGTTTCCGGTTCGTGATCATCACCTGATCCCTTTGGCTCTTCACGAGTTTCAACCTCCGGTGTCGGCTCTGCAAAAAGCTGCAGGTTTAATTTTCTCTTGGTGGCATTGCGTTCAAATGTTTTAAAAATCGGCTGAGTCTTCATAGATTCATTCCTTTCTGCGTTTGTGCGGTTCTCTCCGCTTTGATTTGTGCGATTATTAAGCTCTTCTCTGAGCTGTTTTGCTCCTTAAAGTCCGTCTCCGACTTGTTTGCCCTAATTTTGTGCAAACAAAAAGCCCTTCAAACCTTCGTTTAAAGAGCCTATTCTTTGCATAAATTAAGAGTACGTCACCCAGCAGCGACAATTGATCACTTCCTCCGGGTTAGTAAAAGCAACTGCCATATCGTGCGGATACCGCATAAGTGCTTTGCCAACTAAAAAGTAGTTGTTTATTGGTATAGTCGTTTGATCTTCCTTGTGGTGTGTTTCACGTTCTTTTCCGTCTATAATTGTGTTCCATGTTTTGTATGTTTTATTTCTGGTTGCCTCTTTGAAGTCTTTGTGGTTTAAAAAATCAAGGGCTGTGTTTTCACTGACCAGACGTATTCGGTCTTCTGAGACATAATATTTTTCGTTCACGTGATCCGCCGTTACCTGTGCTGTGGATAAACAAAAATCTGATATATAAGCCTTTGTCTCGCTGTCAAGGTCAATATATCGTGCAATCCATTTCAGCAATTTTGTTTCAAATTGTTCTGCTGCTTTCTTGACATCAACTCTACCTGTCTCTTTCATAATCAGGATGAGTAAAATTAAAAAACGCATATCATCTTCAATTTTGTCTGAAAATTCAATGCGTTCCTGTTTTTGCTTTTTTGTGATTCCCATTTCACCAAAAAATCTATTGTATGGCATGGACCGTATCTTTTCAATTTCGTCAAATCCAAATATCTGTGCCATATCATCACCTTATACTTTCCCAGTTATAGGGCTTGTTTCCAACTGATCTATTTGTCTATCAGTTGGTTCACTGTCTTCCGTTGCTGTGGTTCCGCTTGATGCAGCAGCCCTTTGTACTGCTTCTATCATTTCCTTGCTGTCGTTCCATGTAGCCTCGGTGTCTTCAAAACCGTCAATAAATTTAAGTGCATGTCTGCCATGTACACCAGTCTTAATAAGGGTTGATAAAGCATTTGCTTTAACAGACATGTCATAGTTCTTTCTTCTTGAGAAGTGGAAATTGATATCTCCAACATGTACTCTTTTGATTGGGTCATCGTCTTTAAGCACATTTGATGGAGTTAATTGGAGTACTTTTATGATAAGTTTAAGCTCCTCTCTCTGTGCCTTGCTCACAATCTGTTCCTCGCGCACAGCGTCAATCTCAGCTGCACTCCATCCGCTAGACATATCCATTGCTGTTCCTGTGGAACCACCGCCTTCTGAATCTTGTTGTGTAGGTACTTTACATTTTTGTAAAATTCTTCGCCAGCGTGTATCTATCGCTGTTAATGTTGCGTTTGTATCGAATGCATTAGATAGTGCCTTGATTTGTGGTGTCTTTCCATCTGGTGTTGTGCTAGTAAGCACCCATTGCCCCGACTTCACTTCTATAGGTTTTTTAGTTTTGGGGTCAACTGGGAAATCAACATCATTGCCCCACCATATCTCCTGAGTTTGCTGCGCTGTAAGGTTTGCAAAATCAGAGACTAGCGTGTTAAGTTCGATACAATCTGATATTTGTCTCTCAAAGCAGCCCGTTCTGTCAACGGATCTCTCGTATTCGACTATCGCTATTTTTTTGAGTGGATTTAATGATTTTTTAACAATTTTGCCTTTTGAGACTTCAAAGCGCATCTTAGGAGTAAAACACGTAAAATATTGTTCACCATTGTCCGTTCTGTATGTTACTCCCATTAGCTTCTTTTGTTTGGCATCATTGCTATATACACAAAAAGCATATCTTGGGTCTAGCGTATATATATCCACAAGTGCTTCGTCATCTTCTTCAAAATCGGTTTTAACGTCAACAAGTCGGTATCCTACACCTACTTTTTCAACAAAATTGCCAAGCTCCTGATTCTTGTAACCTATGTCGCAAGCATTTGTAAGCATTTCGTTAAGTGCAGATATTCCTTCGTCGTCTAAGTCTGCTGATGTTTTGTGAGCGTCTTTGTCAGATCTCTGTATCAGCATTGCTGGCGTTCCCCAAAAGTACGCCATTTTGAAATCAGTAATGTAGTTTGCGGCATTATCAGTTACTTTAATATTGATCTCAGGGCGAACAATTTTGGGTCTGTCCAGCGGTTGATCGCCGGCTTCAAAATCTATAAGATATTGCATCTCTAACCGATTAAATTTATGCTTCTCATATGCTTTTGACAATTCTTTGATTATGTTGTCGGCAGTGATTTCTTTTGCGTCCGTATATATCTTTTGACGTCCCTTTAGCATCCACATTCTGTTCGCCCTCCTTTCTTAATAAAATCGTTTGCCGCTGCTGCTTTTAGCTTGTATCTTTTTTATAGGCTTAACTGACTGCACAATACCGTCCTGTGTAAGAATGCAAGTCATTTGCTCACATTTCCTACATTGCACTTCAAAAACGTTTGTCGCTTTCTTGTCATAGTGGAAAATAATTCTTCCACAATTGGGGCATGTAATTATCTGGCTACTCATAGCGTTTCAGCCGACAGCAGCATCGAGTCTTGCAATTTGTATACTTCGTCCTGGAAAGACTCGTAATCGGAATTGCATTCCTTCCGGTTCTGCTTATATAACTCATGGTCGTTTATCCAGTTGCTAAACTGTACCTCTTTAGGATTGTTTGAATTGATTGATGCCTGAAACGCAAAAATCACTTGATCATTTACTGTGCTGTCTCCTGACAGTGATATACTCTTGCTTCTAATCGTTAACATGGCTGTCTCCTTTTTGGGTAATAAAAAAGCGCCATACATATGTAAGGCGCAATTAACTTTATTTCATACTTTTCTATTATTGAGAGTATCATAGTAATAGCATGTATTCAAGATGATATCTTGTGTCATTTAGTGATATTAAATGATAGGTTTTAGTGTTATAGGTAACCATGAAATTCCAATTAAAATGTCATAGTTAATATTGAATTGTTTTTTTATCTGCCTACCAATGCTTTTCTTGATTGATAGCTTGATTACTCTCTTGATTACTCTCTTGATTACTCTCTTGATTACGGGAGTTCTGAAGGCCGCATAAATGCTAGCTTTTTGATATGTATAGGTAACCAAGAAATTCCACATGAGTAACCAAGAAATTCCACATGAGTAACCAAGAAATTCCACATGAGTAACCAAGAAATTCCACATGAGTAACCAAGAAATTCCATAAAATATAAAAAAGGTAACAATTTTATATTTACAATGGTAACTTATGGTGCTATAATAAACATAAAAGTAGAGAAAGAGAGGTTTTACACATGGCTAGAAAAAAGATTGGGCCAATAACCAGTTTAGGAAATGGAGACAAACTTACTGTTCAAAAAAGTTTACCGCTGTTTTCCCTGTGGCGTTCTGAGCTATCGCTTGCAGAATTTAAAATACTCGATACATACCTATCGCGCATAGATAGTCACAAGCCAGAGAAACGAGTTGTAGTATTTGAAAAAGGTGAGCTTGAAAAGATTCTAGGAGTAAAAAAAATCAACAACCAAGACCTCAAGGCAAGATTAAAGCATCTTATGGGAAATGTAATAGAAGTGCAAGATGATAGTGAAAAACAAGGTTTTAGATTGGTGACGTTATTTGAAGAAGCAACGGCAGAACAAGATGATTACGGTCTGTGGCAAGTAAAGCTAGAGTGTTCTCAAAAAGCAATGAAGTATTTTTTTAATATTGAAAACCTCGGATATCTTCGGTATAAGCTGCGCTGCATAACATTACTCACAAGCCGTTACACTTATATCATGTTTACGTATCTTGAACAAAACCGTTTTCGAAAAAAATGGGAAGTGCAGCTTGATGAATTAAGGCAAATACTTGATTGTGATAAAGAGGAACTGTATAAAGAATACAAGTTTTTTAATCAAAAGATATTGAAACGTGTTCAGAAAGAAATGGATGAAAAAACTGAATGTCGGTATACATACGAACCCATTAAGAAAGGGCGAACGGTAGTTGGTATAAGATTTGAAGTCGAAACATTGCCTATATTGGAAGTGCAAGTTCCAGAAGCGCCAGTGCCAAAGGAAGATACATTAGATCGTCCGCTCTGGGAAAGTGCATTGAATGAATGGGAACTATCACAGGCACAGCTAGAAGAGATACAGACGCTACTCGTAACAGTACCAGTTCATAAGCTGCCAAGTTGCCAAAAGGAAGATCTGGAAAAGGCTTACTACCAGTATATAGCACAGAAAGCTGCTGAAATTAAGCGAAGAAATGAGCAAAAGCCGATTCGTAGTCGATTTTTGTATTTGCGAAAGCTTATACAAGGAGATGTATCATCGAAAGCAAAACAATCATCGCAGGCAGCTGCTAAAGGTACTCAAGTATTCCAAAATTTCACAGAGCGTCAAGACAACAATTACTCGGAAAAAATCATGAATAAGTTAAAAAGTGATTTAAAGGAATTTCAGGAAAATCAAAGTTGCTGAAACATCAATAGCAGGGGAAATTTGCTTCCCCTGCTATTTTTTATTGGTTCAGATATTCACTCCCAAACTTTTTCTCAAATTCGTTTAATGCTTCTTTGTGAAGCTTAAAAACATGTCGTTGTGTAAAATGTAACTCATCTACTATTTCGCACCATTGTTGCTGTGCAACGTAACGCTTGAACAGTATATTATAATACTTAAACTCAAGCTGCTCCATTTGAGCAATGATTTTAGTTTTTAGGTTCACAAAAGAATCAATCATTGAATCAATTTCGCGTTCCATATCTACCAACTTACAAATCGTAGATGCAGTCTTGTCTGTGGCATGTCCAGTTTGCACATTGACATCTTTTACACAACTCGGAACCGAACAAAGCATATTTTTTAACTGTGTTTTTTCATAGATCTTGTTTGATATTTTAAGATCAAGTACGCTAATTTGTGAAAGATAGTGTTTTGTATCCATACATGTCTCCAATCTTAATAGATGCTGTTAATGATTCTTGTTGGCCTTGGTTTTCTACGCTGTATGCGTAATGCGAAGTTTGCAAATGTATCTGGTACATCATCAAGCTGCTTTTTTCCGGTTGCCGAGTATTGGGCCAAAAGTGACATCATAATTCCATATGGTTCACGTGGCTTGTACATTTCCATATCCTTAAAAACGATATTTTGCAGTATCCAATTCGAACATTGAAAAATTCGGGCTTCTTTGTTCGATTCAGTCATAGGATGGCTTATATTACAAATCCATCCTTTTTCTAAAACTCTTTTGGCAACTTCGTTGGCAACTCGGTCACCACCATTGTTTCCTTCAAATTCACAATCCATAACTTTGTTGTTGACTAAAATGTTAGCAGAATTTTCATACTGTGCCTCATAGTCTGTAGAATTACTGCATATACAATCTATGCAATAATAGAGGTTGCCATATTTTAAAAATACTGGAAGAACAAAAAAATCAGTTCCACTAGACTTTGTATCACATTGCGCAGTAATCAATTCTGGAGTTCCCTTAGGAAGTTCTTTATAGCGTTGAATTTTTTCTCCAGGAAATAATAGTCCTTCTCTTTCAATTGGTTCTTGCATAAAAAGACACTTGTACGAGATTTCGTCCATTGTCAGCTCTTGATCTGCAAAGAACTCTTTCGTGAATCCACCGACTGCATAATTGAAATTGCTCTCACCAGTAATGGGATCAACTGCAGGTACAGATATAATTTTTGTGCGAGGGTCATCTTGATAAAGAATTATTACTCGACCAATTACGTCTTGGTTTGACCATCTAGTAGCCTGCATAATTTCTTTACATGATTTTCCATCACTATCTACAGTTTTACGCTGCTTTGCATCTACAGAATAAAAACGCCATATTTTATCAAGATAGTTTTTATTTAACGCCTGTTCGCTGTTACCAATTAAGTCGTCTGATAGCAAGTATTTGTTTGCTCGCACCTTACCTGAACTGTTTGCACCAATTGATGTTGTTTGTAGCGATGGGAATGGTTTGTAGCTTCCCACGTTAAACTGTTGCATCAATGCATTTGTTGATGTAATTTTTAAACCTGGGAAGATTTCGTTCCACGCATATTCAATAGTATCGTCTATCATCTGATAAACACCATCATAATACATTCGTGTAATATCGCCAGAATGAGAGCAAAATAAACTATAATCTTCTGGGAACCACCCTATAATCGCTGAATGAAAGAATTTTAAAAGGGTGGTTTTTCCAGTACCAGGAGGCAGAGAAATACACAGTCTATCATAACGATCATCCAACATTCCTTGGTAAGCTTCGATAAGCTTAAATTTTTCAAACTGTTTAATTTTTGGCTTATAAAACATGTTCCTAGGATCACGTTTACGTTCCAAAAACAGTAAATAGTCATTGAATATTCTTGCTCTCGCACCATTCAGATAGGTCTGCCAATACAGTTTGTCCCACTCGTCACCCTCTACTTTTCTGTTGCGGTTGCAGTACCATCGGACGTAGCTATTTACATGGTCGCCATACCCTCTATACGCATCAAGATTCTTAAAATCGCGATTTGGTATAAACTCATTGGCATCAAGCAGAATCAGTCTTGCTCCGCCACATAAGGTGTTGAGCTGACTGTATGTAGGCTGCATGATAATCTGGCGCTGTATATTCTCCACACGTTCTTTATGCTGTCTTAGCTCTAACAAAAAGAGGCTCCTCCTTTCTTAGCATTTAAAGAAGAGCCTCCATTTTGGCTGTTACATAATCACCATTTTGATTATGCCGTTTTAATTATTTTCTTACTATGTCTTCTCTGTTTACCCAACCGTAGACGTTATCGCCTATGATGTGATACTGATGCTTGCCACTCTCACAAATACCTGTTACAGTTGCAACCTCTGGAACTGCAGTGATTGGCCTGTCGGACCATGCCGACATATACTGTTTATTGCCTGTGAATTGGACTTTATCGCCTAAGTTTATAACTTGTGCGTTAGCATTCGGGGAATAGCTGTAATAGCCACTTCCTGCCTTTGTAAAGGCATATCCGCATGAAGCGCCGGGCCATACAATCTTATACCAACCAGAAGCGGTGATTTCGAGGACTTCTACGGCTACAGAAGTCTTGATTGTATCAAGCTTCTTTGCAGATGTATCTGCTCCTGTACAGATGTTCATAGGTGTGAGTGCGACTGCTGTTCCAATACCCTTGCCGCAGAGTGTAGTGTTACCAGTTGAGATAATCTCGCACTCCACTTTAGAACCATCATCCAGTACTACTACAGTATGTCCCTGTACAGTTGTACACAGGATATCTCCACGCATCTGATATGCTGAGGACTCTGTACATTTTGGCTCACGGATGATTTCAAACTCATCTGTAGCATCCAAAACCTCAACTTCGTTGGCAGTAGAAAACCACGGAATGTCGCGCTGCAAAGCATATGCCACGCATACACGTACAAGGCTGCTACAGTCTGTCTCCACTGGAGTGTTAACCTTGCTGCAATCCCATCCGTACTGCTTAGCCTTGTCGTACAAATCCCAAGACGTAGACTGATCATACCCGATATTATTATTTGCGCACGCTGCTTCCATACAGATTGCGATACGCTCACGGATATTTGCGTCCTTCGCGCGGATTATAACCCAACCCTTATCGTGCAGATACCATGGCTCAATCGCCACTTCAAGTCCTGTCTGGTCACCTGGCTGTCCACCCTTCAATTTTCCGTTCTCGTCAATCCTTGCCGATCCTACTCTAACCATTTAATTTCCTCCGTGTTTATTCCATATTCTTTCATATTCATCTACCCATTGTTGAGCAGAGTAACAGCGATGTTTCTTTATTTCTTCTCGGACATCGCTCCACATCACAAAATAAGTATTTATTATAGACTTTCGAACATAACAACTGTATACTTGGCTAAGATGATATATATGTTGGTTACCAACAAATGCCTCAGTATTATCAAAGCGGCTTCTTTCATCAGTCAAGCTTCTGTCGTACATTTCTGTAAGCCCCATATATAAACAAGCTAGCTTGTAATAGTCCGACTTCTCTGATTCTATTCCTGTTGGAAAATATCGAAATTGAATTTTTTCAGCAGGTAGCTTTTGTATGCCATCGGCTAAGTTGCTTTGTGGATCACAATATTTTAGATTCTCCATTTTCCTCCCATCATTTTTATTCAATATACCAATCTTCCGCTAAAAGATCTTCCACGCTTGGGAGATACATTGCAAGTGAACCATCAATATAACGCATCTGAAGATATGGATCGCAGTTAAGAAGCCCTTCTCCGTTATCAACTTCTAAATAGGCATCCACTGTGCCTATATCACAAGGATGGCCAGCTGGTAAACCTTTGCGATATAAAACAAAACGTCCGCTTCCATACCAACACATTCGGGCGACTTTATAACCTTGCTTTAGTAAATCTAGCGCTTTGCTAAATGTGAATAATTGTTTTCCGTTAGCTGTTTGCGATTCACTAGAATTATTTGCAATTTCCCAGTCTTCCGCAAGCATTCCCATAAAAATATAAGTCATATCAGCAGTGTCAGGAATGTTAAAAAGTTCTTTAAGCTTTCCTGAATCGTGTTTTGCTATTAAGGTTTTCTTTGATTTGTCATAGTACCAGACTTCATTCCATTTCTTTCTTTTCATTGGAATGCCTTTTTTCATATTGGAAAATGCAGCTCTGAAATCCATAGTGCTTAATCCTCCTCGTAGATGATATCTAGCCCATACTCAACTGCCGCATCATGTTCGATGCAACATCCTCTTGCATTTTCCCATCCTTTGCAGAAATAAGCAGCATGACATAAACTCATATTTGTTAATGATGTTGCAAGGAAACAAAGTGGAATCTGTGTCACTCCTCTTTCTTTCATTTTCTCACTGTTATACCACTCGTCTGTAAAAAGTGTATTTATAATCTCATAGCCTTTTTCTTTCAATGCTGCAATTGCCTTTTCTCTTGTCGCCTTAATTTCTTCATCCGTTTTTCCTGCCATTGGCTGTGAAATCATAGCCATCTTAGCTCTGCTTTTAAGACTCTCACTGTTCAAATGCCAAACAATCCAATTATCGGATGCAATGTTTGAAAAAGTATAATCTGGATTAGCTGTTTTTCTAATGTCAAACTCCTCACCATCTTTTGTGTGGATGATGATGGTCTGCTTTTCTTTGGACCAGTACCAATAACCTACCCATGACGGAAGCTTTATCAGTGCACCCTGTTTCATCAATCCAAATGCTTCTGAAAATTTCATGCGTACTCCTCCTTTAAACTATTAAGGCTATAATTGTTGTCGCTAAAAATACAATAGTTGTAAGCATAAATATTTTTTGATTGCGTTTTAGGCCATAAAGAGTGTTGAATGCATCGGCAACGATCATTTGCTCATTGGAATACCGGGCTGTATAATTGCTGCCGAGTAGTTCTTTTAAAAAATCATCTTGTATGCGACTCAGGCGTTCAAAACGCTTTCGATAATTTCTAAGTTCCCATCTAAGATCTATTTCTGTATAAGTACTCCATTTATCGCTTTGAATGGCTTCGCAAAACTTTTTGTATCCTTTGTATTCTTCACTACTTCGAATTACATGAGAAGAACAATTCAGAAATTCTTTTGCTTCTTCTAGGCGCAGATACTCCTCTCCTGTCCATATCATTACATTTAGACCATTTTTTGAAGCTTTTAAGGCGTCTTCGTATGTCATAAAAGATTTTTCTCCTTTCCTAAGTGTTTGGCGACAGTTTTCTAAGTTTTCCGCACTTTAGCACGGCAAAATTCATTTCCAAACTCTTGTTATGGGCCTTTAAAATCGAATATATTACATATGTTTACTATGTAAACGTAAAGTTTACTCGTGATGAGTTGCCTTAAATCCCCATTCTGGCAAGAAATTGATCTCATAATGGAACTTGTCTACCTCCGAACCAGAGATGTCTTCGACCACATACATGGTGTAGTCGTTCAAATACACATAATCTTTCTGATATTTGCCTTCGGCAGTCTCAATAATGACTTCGAGTTCATTTGATGAATTGTTCTTTAATGCAAATGTTCCAGTCAGCTCCAGAAGAACTGTGTCGGTTCTTGCGTTCAGAACAGTAAGCTTCCTAGTCACGTTGAAGTTGTCTGCCTGCTTAGAGATATTAGAACTTACCTGATCAGCTTCTGTACAGCCAATGGCTGCACCAGAAAGCATCACTGCGGCTGCAAGGGTAACAATTAGTCTTTTTAATTTCATTGTCCATGTCCTCCATTGGTTGATTCGTTAAATCTTTTTACGCCATTTGAAAAAATATCGGGGTCTTTTTCAAAACAAATGTAATGGCGACCAGTATTCACAGCTGCTATTGCTGCTGTCATGCTTCCAGCACAGATATCAAGTACTGTGTCGTTTGGGTTACTATATGTCTTAATCAACTCTTCGATTAGTTTAACTGGCTTTTGTGTCTGATGATATCCGTTTTCATTTGAAAATCTCCACACAGATCTTGGATATCTTTGTGTGCTTTCATAGTCAGTTGGTGTATAGTTTCCGTAGCATTTTGATGTTGCTTTCTGAGTTTTTCGAACCCGTTTAACAGGCATACCGTTTTTCATTTGCGGATTGTATGTTGGCAAACACTTATAGAACACGCAAATATCTTCATGCGCTCTAAGTGGCATACGGTTCGCGTTGAGAAATCCAGATGCATTTGCTTTTTCATAAATCAAATTATAGTGCCACATTTTGCAATTGCTTTTCATCAAGTCTGCCGTGAACATACCAGATGCAAAGAGGATAATTGCACCATTGTCTTTGATTATGCGGTTAATGCCCCCCCATAAGTCATCAAACGGAATCGGAGTATCCCATTTATTTCTTGTAATCCCGTATGGAAGATCTGTGCAAACCATGTCAATCGACTTGTCAGGTATACTTTTCATTCCATCTCTGCAGTCAATGTTAATCATGACATCGATCATCGGTACACAACCTTCTTGCTAACCTCGGCAACGCTGATTCCGGCTGCAGTTCGCCGTACCTCAACATCTTTACCTTTTTTGAGTGCCGCCGCTATAAGGGCGGCTTGCTCCACAACTTTTGTTTGCAAATCATCTTTAATCAACTAGTCCTGCCTCCTTCCACGCCTTATACAGTTTCTCACCATTCCATGCAATCCAATCAATCATCTCTTCATTCACTGCCCATCCCTGCATCGAAAAATTTGAGTTGTAGACAAGTCCAGACTCGTTAAGGAAAGCGTGTACAATTTCATGCCTAAGAACTTGTTTCATTCGTCCTGCTGGGTCAATTGCGATTGGATCACAGTCTGGGCTGGTAGTCTGGTCGATGATGAAGATTTTTTTACTATATGGGTCAGTCCATCCATCACAACCCTCACACGTTTTATACTGATCGTGTTGAACTACTGTAATCTGATACTCACATCCGAGTATCGTTATACTATTTTTTGGATTCATCATGTTATTATCTCCGTTCTACAATTCAATCGAACACATTCCAATACACTGTGGTGTGTCAAAAATCTTTTCTCGCATTCGCCTGGTGCAGACATATCTGCCTTCCTTCCAGTTAATGCGCGCGTCTTTTCCTTCATCGCAGGTTATGGTTAAATCTCCGACATTGAATGGATTTCCGTAGGCTTTCCAGTCTTCGACAATGTAGTGGAACATATCTTCGACAGAATCAAAGATTCTCATTTCTGCCATTGCATCATTCAAACCGCCTCTGTGTGGTCTATATTTCACCATGAATCAGTCCTCCTCAAAAGCATAGCCTTTGATTTTATTGTCAACAAATTGAATCTGGCTAGGATTTACCTCACCCATCGTGCCGTCCTTATACTCTACAAGCCCAAATATCATGCTCATTTGTCCTTCTGGGCAACCGCCAATGTACAAATCCGCTGCAACAGGCTTTGCAAAATTTTCCCACATATGGAATAACGCTTTCTTTTCTTCGCCATTTTGAGTTACAATACATGGACGAACCCCAAAGTTGATTTCTATGTTCTGCATTTGCACCTCCTAGTGTACGTGTATACTTGTATCAACGTACATATATAGCTAGCATAATGTACGTGTATATAGCTAGCAAATGTGCGTTGGCAAGTTAGAACAAGTGTTTATAGAACAGTATTTCTCGGATGCTGCCAGACATGTAGTGCGATAAACTTTTTACAATCACTCCATGTTTGCTGCCGTAATCAGTTTTTAGATATTCTTCAATCAGAACCTTGTTACTTTCAAGGTCATCATAGTCATCCTTCAAGGATTCTGGAGACTTGATGTAGCTTCGTGTAACTCGTTTAAGGCTCTCATCTGATAGATTCTTAGCGTCAAAGCCCGTAGATGCTTTGTATTGGTGGTTAAACTCAAAAATAATAGCAGTCAGGCTGTTATATTCCTTGTCAACCCAGTCATTTTCCTGTTGCTCTGTGGTAAAGATGTTTTTCGGATTGTTTGAATACAGTCTGTGAAGCTCATCTTTAAGAACTGACTCCTTAGACTTGATAAAATCATCTGGATCAACATCAGATTCTTTCTTTTGGGTCTTGTGCACTGAGTTTTGAGCACTTTTAGTGCGCGAAACCATGTATTTATCTCTATTGTCAACTTTAGTTGATAATAGAGCATGTTCTTTATCTGTATCACTTAAACTACTGTTATACTTAATATCTATTGTATTACTTATCTGTGGACTTTTTTCAACCCCACCCTGTTGATTTTTCTCCATACCCCCACATGGATTTTTTTCCATGTTAGAAGAAATAGATTTTTCATTGACAAAAGAATCAAAAAATTTCTGAGTGAGGATAATGATTCGCTTGTCGATTTCTTTAGTGTTTTCTTTGTATTCAAAGATTCTTTCAATCAATCCCAGTTGTTCAAATTTTAAAAGCATCTTTTGGATACTATTTTCTTTTAAGCCAATGAAGTTGGCAAAATGCTTGTTAGAAGCAAAACAGCCTTTGTCTTTTTGAGTAAGGCTGTATATCTCAATTAACAAGAATTTCTCTCTAGGACTTAAATCCGGTGATAAATAAAGACGTTCTGGAATCCAGATTCCTTTAAAATCTCTGCCCTCCGATATTACTATTTCTTTTTTTGCCTTCTCTGACATCTGTTTTACCTCCTGTGCGATAATGTATTCCTGTGATTACAAATCAGTTGCCAGGCAGTCACAGGTTCTGCTTTTCGGGAGCTACCCTAGGCAACTGGAGCGCCGCGAGAAGGATTCGAACCCTCAGTCCTTTTACAGATCACTAGTTTTCAAAACTAGCCCAGTACCATTGTGGCATCGCGGCAA